GCGCATCCGTTCGTGTACTTCTGCAAGTCATACGCCGACAAGAACCCTCCGCGCTCACGAATGGAGCGCTGACTAAGTTCGTTTAGGTAGTTCCAGACAAAATTAACGCCTCGCGCCATCTGCCGAAGCAAAGGAGCGTGCTTGTCTCGAATACGAACTTTGAGGGTTTTGGTATGTAGCATTACGCTATCACTGGATATGGACACAGCTATTATAGGGCCGCTTCGCTGCCCGCGCTATCCATCCCCGCACTAAAAGTACGGGGCCTTTCGCGCCTTTCGGTAAGGCAGCCGGAAAGCCTGCCAGGGCTGCGCCAGATGCGCGGCCTAGCATGGCGGCACTATTCTGGAGATTCCTTTCATGCCCATACAATTCACGCCGTTTCGAACGCCGCGCCTGACCGTCGAGCTTCGAGAGCTGCCTATCGGCGACGCCATCGACCTGGTGGCCAAGTCGCCTATCTACCACGAGGCCAACACGACCGCGCTGCTCAAGGTCATCTGCAAGCCTTCCGACCGTCAGGCTGCTGGCCAGGTCGATGACCCGCGCTTGTGGACTGTACAAGAGCGTGGCGCAGTGATCGCGCATTACCTGGTACACCAGTCGGGGACGGGTGACTTCCCTATCGGGGATGGCGGCGCGCGTTTCTCGCAGTACATGAAGTTCGACGTCCAGACAGCTGAGCCTGTGACTGTCGGGCCGGTTGCTGATGACGTGTGGACGCTCTACCCGCTGCTAGGCTTTATGGCCGAGAGTATCGAACGCCTGGTTGTGACTGGACGAATCAAGGGCGGGCGCGTCGGCTGGATTATTGCGTGCCTGGCTGCGCAGATGCGCCGTAGCGACGATATCGAGTTCGCAGGCATCAACCACACGCCTGACCTGGGAATGACGTTCTGCGAGCGCCTGGAGAACCTTTCCGACGCCGTGCTAGACGACTGGCTGTTCGACCGCGTGCAGATCATGCGCCAGTTTCCTGATAGCGACTTTGCCGACATGCTGGACAGCTATCTGGCGGCCACGGCCCAAGCGCAGCACCTGCTGAACATGGGCTTTAACGAGGAAGGCATTGTTTATATCTCGGAGGTGGCCGGTACTCCACCGGCCCGATTTCCGTTACCCGACCTGCTCAGCGAGAGAACGGCCCGCTTTCTTGCGCTCTTTGATGAACCTGCGCGTGGAGCTGATAAAGCACCTTGAGCAGACCTACACCAGCGCAAACGAGATACCGCTCAGTGACGCCGAGTTCATGTTTAAGAGTGATGCGTTTGAGCAGTGGAAGCGCGGGCGCGATGGCGTGACCGATATCTGGATAGGCATAGCCGAGCGGCTGAACGCGGTTATCGAGGCGATTGGCAACCAGTCCAAGACCATTGCCAACGTTTTGCGCCGTATTCGCTAGCGCTTGGGAAAGCGGCGCGCAACCGCCTTTTTTAGCCGCTCCAAACTGTGACGGATTCTTACCCTATGGGAGTCCGTCATGGACCTTATTAAAGCTCTATTCGATAAAGGTGCCTGGCTGCTAATGCTGCCGTGCGCACTCATCCTGCTGGTTATTGATCCGCCTATGGCCTTGACTGTCGGTCAGTGGTTACTGGTTGCGCCGATTCTGGCGGGCCTGGCGGTCATTGTCTCGCGCATCATGTTCCCCAAGGTCAGCATTCCTTGGCTGGTGGCTGAGATTAAGGGCTACAACGTTGCCGCAGGCATCCTGGCTGCTGCATTCGTGCTGTTTGTGGGCATGGTGTTTATGGCGCTGTGTCTATGGGCCAAGGCATGAGCATGCGCGCGCTGGATCGCCTGGCGCGCGGTCTATTCGCCTTACTGGTCGGCATGACGCTGGGCGTAGTCCTTGGGGTAGCCCATGCTGCCGAAGTGCCCGCGCAGGCCAAGGCGCTGCTTCCGGTCCTGGTCGAGCAGCAGCAGGCAATCTGGCCTGATGCGCCTATGCCTGAGTTCCTGGCAGGCCAGATCGAGCAGGAGAGCTGCATAACGCTCAAGCACTCCAAGTGCTGGAACCCGCGCGCCGAGCTTAAGACCAGTCGTGAATACGGTTTTGGCCTTGGCCAGACAACTGTTGCTTACAAAAAGGACGGCTCAGTTCGCTTTAACAAGTGGGCTGAGTTGGTCGCTGCATATCCAAGCCTTAAGGGCTGGAGCTGGGCGAACCGCTACGACGCGCATTACCAGCTGATTGCCATAGTCGAGATGGATAAGGGCCTGTTCAAACGCCAGAAAGGCGCGGCCACTCCCGTCGATCAACTCTCGTTTGCCCTGTCTGCCTACAACGGCGGGACAGGGGGCGTTCTGCAAGACCGCCGCTTATGCGCGAACACAAAAGGCTGTGATCCGGCGCGCTGGAGGGGGCACGTTTCGGCGCACAGCCTTAAATCTAGGAAGCCGCAGCCTGGCTACGGAAAGTCCTTTTACGACATAAACCGCGAATACGTTACAAATATTCTTGACGTGCGCAGGCTCAAGTACGAGCCGTATTTTCGAGGTGTGCCCCATGACTAGCGGGCCAGAGGTAAAGCTTGCCTTGATCGAACAAAAGGTCGAGCAGATAGAAAAGCGGCTGGATGGCTGCGCCTCGGTGGCGCGCGTCGAGCAGATAGAAAAGCGTGAAGAGGATTATGTCACGAAGGAACAACTATACCCGATTAAGTCCCTGGTTTACGGAGGAACCGGCTTGATCCTTACCAGCGTATTGACCGCGCTCGTAGCGTTGGTCGTTAAGGGCGCATCATGAACAAGATGATAAACAAATTCGTTCCGCCTTATGTGTTCTGGCCATTTATGGCGCTTGCCGCAGGCGTTGCTATGGCTTTTGTCGTCGTTGTGCTCCTGGTGGCGGGCTCCAACCCGTTTACCGTGCGCAACGTCGGCACGATGAACATAAAGGGTGAGCCTCAAACCGTCTTCCATGTGGGCGACGTCATCGCGATTAAGCGAGAGGTGTGCAGCAAGGCCGAAGTGACGCTTGAATTCTTCCCGTCGGCCTTCAATGACAAAAACGTCATGATCCCGCTGCCGTCGGGTGCCAGGGCCTACACGCCTGGATGCTACACAACCATGTACGGCTTTTACGTGACGCCCGCCTTCAAGCCTGGCCACTACCGATACAACAACCTGGTGCGCTACCAGACCAACTGGGTGGGCCGTGACGAATCGATCATGTACCCGCCGCTAGAATTCGAGATTGCCGCCAATGCTCAGTAACGTATCCAACGGCGTGAAAGTCGCCCTGTTTCTGATCGTCCTGGCGCTGACCTCAGCCGTTACCTACAAGGTCGCCAGCTGGAAATTCGAAGCCGACCATGCGTCTGCCTTGAAAGGGCTGAGTGACCAATTACAGGCCATGACGCACGCTAATGGCCAGCGCGCCGCGCAGATCGAGACCTTGAAGGCCGAGATTCAAAGCCAGAGCTTTGCCGTGACGCTAGCTGAGCAGCAGGCCGAATCTGCCAAGTCGCTGCAAGCGCTCGCGATGGCCGAGGCCGCCAAGCAAACCAGCGCCAGGGATGCGCGAATAAAGGCGCTTGAGCGTGACCTTGCCGACCAGACGCTAACGGTCAATGACCTGCTGTACAACGCCTGGAGGAAGGCTCAGTGAGAATTGGAATTGTCGGTTGCGGTATGGGCCTTGGGCGCGCCCTGGTCAGCATGCTGGCCTCCAGCGCGTTGATTGCCTGCGCAGTCACGCCCGAGGCGGAAGTCGTACCTCAAATTCAGGTCGTGGAAAAGAAGGTGCCAGTGCGCCAGGCGTGCATCGAGGCGAAGGACTTGCCGCCACGGCCTAAATATCTGTGGGGCGTGGGAAACCCGCCAGAAGATGCCAAGGCAAAGGCAGGCATTCTGTTGGTCGATTATGAGAACGCGAAAGCCTACGGAACCGCGCTTGAGGCGCTAACCGTGGGCTGCGTCGAGACGACCCCTAACAAGCCTTGAGTGACGCCCTTATGAGCCTGCCTACCGTTTGCCTGCTGATTGCCATTGTTGTTTTGCTTGGGGCTGTTGTGCTCCTGGTGCGTGCCCTGGCTAACCTCAACGTTAATGCAGAGCAGTGGGAGCGCATGGCCTACAGGGCGCACTGCCTGCTATGGCGCAACGGACGGCGCGAGCTTAGAAATGGCACCTATACCGGCCAGGAGCGTGCAGCGCTTGAAGCCAAGCTTGAACGCCTGGCGTCGGAGGCCGAGAGGATTTTTAGCAAGTCTATCAGGGGCTGATATGCGAGACGAAAAGCCGGACGTGTGAAACGACAAAGCCGCCTATTGGGCGGCTTTCTCTTTGGTGTCGAAGGCTTATTTCAGGGCCGCCGATTTATTAAGTATGTGGGCGGCGTCATTCTCCCTCACGCGCTTTCCGTCAACCTTCCAGCGGCGAGCCCAAACAAATGGGACGTTAGCTGAATTACCGCCTGCGCGTCTCTTGCGAAGGTCCGTGTGCAGGGTAACGGTCACGCCGTTGACTTCGCGGGTGGCGGTGCTGCTATCAGCCTCTATCGCCTCGTTTTCCATTGCTTTGATGAGCGTATAAATGGTCATGGCTTCATTCCGTTGTAGCGGGCCTCCTGGCTGGAGACCCGCAAGTGACTTGTCACGCTTTAGAGCAACCTTCGAGCCAAGCTGCCAGCTCTTTAAGCTCTCCGACCATTGACTTGCGCCGGTCATGCTGTGCGGCATTATCGCTGCACTCAAGGCAGGCCATTCGATAGTCATTCAGCGCCTCCGCCGCCGCATCTAGCTTCTTTGCCGCAACAAGTCCCAGCTTGTTTCGAGTTTGCTCAGGAGTAGTGCGGGCCATTACAGCATCCCTGCCTTGCGCTCAGCTTTGATAATGAAAACGGCTTCATCAACCCGCCATTCTTCGGCTTCCAGATAGTCTTTTGCCTTTTCCTCAGTAACCTCTGCCCGCTTGGCTACATACTTAATCATGTCTTGCTTGGTCATTCTCTTGCCTCTGGCGAGTTGTTCGTTTCGATGGATTGAACTATACCGCCAATTCAGAATAAAGCGCAAGCTAAATGTGAAAAAATTGCGCAAATAAAAAAGCCGCCTCGGTGGGCGGCATAGCTGGAAGTTTCGATCCGTGCGGGCTGGTCACATTCCGACAAGTTTGCCTAATGTCTGGCGGAATTCCCGCGTGACCATTACGGGCTTTTCATTCTGCCTATAGAACTCGCGGCTCGCCTCTGTCCAGCCGTCGCGGAACAATTCGTGCGCTTTAGTGCCTTCCCGGTACGGATTAGAGCTAGTTCCGGCGAGAAACGTGTTCCAGCCTTCCTTGTGGATTTCTGCCTGCTGCTGTTCGGTCAATTTCTTAGTCATCACGCGGCCCTCACGAAATACATGGATGTTTCTACCTGGTCCAAGCGCCAGCAATTTTCCAGGCTCTTTTCGCCCATCTGACGCTCGATCATTTCAGCGCAGATGCCACGATACAGCGGGACGTAATAGACCTTGGCACCGTCGCGCAGGTGCAGGAAGTGCGAGCGCAAATCCAGCTTTTCCACGGTCATGCCCTTTTGCTTTGCAATCTTGTTTACCAGTTCGCGGCGTTCAAAAGCATTCATGATTTTGCCCTCAAGGCGGTGTTCGTTTCGATGGATGAACTATACCGCCAATTCAGTTTAGAGCGCAACATATTTATGCGAAATATTTTCGTATTTTATAGTTCACAATTTCAAAGGTGGCGGGTATAGTTGCCACTGAAATGACGGAGTGGCAGAGCCTCTACAGACCGCGCCAGCTCTAGGCGTTGACGGCTGGTACAGCCGTCTATGCGAGTTTGCCCGTATTTAAAATCGGATGGAGTGACAAGTTCATGCCTCAAGACACTGAAATGCCCGCCGAAAACCCTGACGGCCCTCTAATCGCTGCCATTGGCACCGCACGCCGCGAGCCTGGTACAGAGCGAATCGTCATTGATCCTATTGGCGACCCTCATATAAAGGACGGCATGCTGGTTTATGCGTCTGGTCGCGAGACGGTCAGCAACGTGCTAAAGGAGCTTGAGCGCTTGCAGTCCGCAAACAAGTACCTGGAATCTAGGCTTAAGGAGAGCAAGGAGAGTACGGAGCATGCCGCGCAGCTTTACCGCGACGCACTTGACAGGCTTCTCAAATATGAGCCGGTAGAGCCGCTAGAAGATGACGACGATTTTCTTGCCGCTAGTACAAGCGACCTAGTGCGCCTGGGTGCCTTTGACGGGAGGAATAAGTAATGGAGGTCAAGCGCTATGTAATGACGACCTACCACGAGAATGGCGGCATAGCGGCTGAAATGGTTGAGCCGCATACCTTGGAAGGCGAAGGGCATAGGGTTGGCTCAAGGGTGTACGTGCTGGCCTCTGATTACGAGAAGCTTGAGGCTGACGCTAGTAGCAATCTCTTCGCCCTTGAGCACCTGGACAGCCTGCGCAAGCGGCTTTATGAATCGCCAGAAGTGCCCGCCTGGGTTCTGGAGCACGTAGAGCAGTGCCTTGAGCCTCACGATACCGCGCTTGTTACGGGTGAGTAGCTGTGAGCACTGCGCACCTATTCAAAAACAGAAGCGAAAAAGGGTACGGCAGCTGGAAGCAGTGCGAGCGCTGCGGAACCACTTTTCATGGCGGTCACTTTTGGCTTGCAGGGTACAAAAGCAAGACTGACCCGACCTGCCTTGAGCACATTCATGGCAATCCGCAATTTCACGAGTGGCGCGATAACGCCATCAATGTCCCGCTGGAGGACTTTTAAATGACTAAAGAAGATGCAACAAGAGCGGAAGCAATCCAGTGGTGCAAAGACAACAAGTGCGATTTTGTTAAGCCTGTATTCCCCCCGCCTAGCGGCTGGATGTGGGGCGAGGGCAATAATGGTATCTGTCTGACTGCGATATTCACCCTGACAGGCGATTGCAGGGACATAACCCGAGAGGATGTAGAGGTGGGTATCGAGCCTACTGCTTGGCAGGCTGGATTTATTGGCCAGGACTGGTCTACATGCTCAAAAGAGCATCACGACATGGTTAAGCAGAATCCAGCCGAGTGGCCTGAGTACCAGGTGCGCGCCTTGTATTCTGAATCTGACGTAGAGGTATTAAAGGCCGAACTTGACCAGTACCGCGCTAACGCCGAGCGCTACCGTGGCGTCCGCCGAATCGCTAATACGCAGGGCTATTCTGATGCCGACTTTGACGCGCAGACCGACCAGCGAATTGCGGCCTTCGAAGCCAATAACCAGGGGGGCAGTATCATTTCGCATGACTTGCCCGTTATGGAGCTTCCGCTGCCGGAGAAATTGCGAAACCTACTATGCGCAAACCAGATAATGAGTCTCAGGCATTTGCTAGAGCATAGCGTAATTGACCTGCTAAAAATTCCTGATTTTGGCAAGAAGTCGCTAGCTCTTGTCGAGAAGCTTGCCGCGCCTTATGGCGGCCTAGCTAAGGAGAGTATTCGATTTAAGGAGGCTGCTCGCTATGAACGAAAAGTCTGCAATGTCTCGTCATGTAATGATCCGGTTTATAACGAGCAGCTTGGCTGCTGCAAGCGCCACTATGAATCGGTGAAGCGTTTGCGTTATGGAGCCCGCGAGGAGGGGCAGCCAGTATGAGCCAGATTTATAAAGCGTTCGCGGTCGTAGGTAATGATCCTGACGCCTTGAGCGTTGCATCAACGGATGGCGTGCAGCTGGCCGTCTATGCTAATGAGCCGTCAGCGGTCGAAGCCATGCGCCAGGATAGCGAGGCGGTTGTAAAGGTCGTGATGATGACTCAAGGCACTTACGATGCTCTGCAAGGCATGATTAGTGCTGTGCCTGAGCGATTGGCAGCGGAGCTGGCTGATGCGCATAACCTGGTGCGCTTCCTGGCCAAGCTCTACTGCGAACTGGATACCCTTCGATACAAGACAATGGCAATGCCGGAAGGCGAGATTGTCGATTTCATGATTAACAACTGGCCGGTAGTGCAAGGCACGGCTAATCAAATACGGCTGATGCGCCTGAGTGAGATGCCGTATGACTCCAGCAAGCTGGCCGCCGCCGTTGAGGCTGCATTGGCTGCAAAAACAGAAGTGGCAGCCGGTCCAGAAGCCGCGCCAGTCAATCAGGTAGACGGCCTGTAGAGCCGTCAACGGGAGTTTATATGCGGATCGTCAAAAGGCCCGGAAGCCTAGCGAGTAGCAATGAGCAAGGACAGGGCCGACTCATACATGCCGTTGACCGCAATTACCATGTGTTTGATGGTTTTGAGCCTGCCTTATGTGGCGAGAGGCCGCGAGGCAAAAACGGTTGGACCGATTACGAATACATGAAAATGCCGATACCTGCCGTGACATGCCCAAAGTGTTTGGAAAGGCTAGAAGCATTAAAAACCGAGAGTGGCAGCACGGCTACAGGCCGCGACTGACGCAGGCATAGACGGCTAGCAAGGCCGTTAATGGAAGTTTGATTATGAGCAGTGACAAGCATGAGCGCGACCCGCGCATCGATCCACGCAAGGGCGACCGATTGCGCGATGAAACCGGCAGACTGATGACCGTAGACTATGTATACGCGCTACGGACGAACTCAAAGGCCAAGCAGGTGAGCTACACCGTAGGCGAGCGCGATAGCGGGAACGTATGCGGACTGACTAACTGGCGGCGTTATTACAAGCGTGCCAAGGTTCTGCATGTCGAAGCAGAGCATGTTCCATCAATGGGTGGCTGAGACATGAGCAAGCAGCAGCGCCTGGAGCAGGCAAACGAGTTTATCAAGGTGGTCGGCAGTCATGGCCGCCGATTCTTCTACAACAAGACACACGACCGCTACGCTCGCCTTGAGCTGGACGCGCGGGGCCGCGTCTGGTTTATCGATGACTACTCCGGCAAGCGCGTCTATACCCACGAGACGACCTTTACAAGCAAGTGGCGCGGCTTCACGCATGGCGGCACGCTTAAGGACCTGGTCAAAGCCCTGCGCGAGTACGTTGTTCACGGCAAGCCGCTTCACCCTGGATACGTTGCGCCTGAGCGGTCATGGAGTGAAGGGAACATTTGGGGATACGGTCCAGAGGAGGCCAGGAAGGTGCGCCAGGAGGCATACAAAATCCCGATGTTCAAGCAGGCTGCCTAATTTCAGGCACAAAAAAACCGCCGTGAGGGCGGTTCTTTTGTTTGCGGCTCGATTGGAGGTCTCGCCGCATAATCCCTTCAAAGAGAGACTAGGCACGAGCAAATCTACCTACTTGCAAGGGCTTTGTAAACCCCTGATTAAATAGCGCCAGCACTGCGCGTGCGGCCTGCTAGCAGAGTGCTGGTTTACTGCTGCGCTTTGATAATGCGCGCCGCCTCTCGAATGCCACGGCTCAGCTTGCCGCCGCCAAGCGCGGTAAGGATTGCAGCCGTCTCGTCATCTATCGATACTGTGCGCTTTGTTGCCACTGCATCTGGCGGCAGGTCTTTTGCTTTCCCTGCGCCAACACGCGCGCCGCCGTTTCTCTTTACTGCTTCCATGACGCCATCCCGCTGCTAACTTGTTAATCTGAATAATACCGCCAATTCAGCATAGGGCGCAAGCGTACCTCGCGCGCTGCAAGTCACTTGCGCACAAAAAAGCCGCCTCGGTGGGCGGCTCCTTTGCTGCTTCTGTTACTGAGCGATATGCAGTAGGGCTGCTGCTGCAAACGCCGCAAGAATCATGCTGCCAAAATACAGCATCGGGCTGACGGTCTTAGCCTTTTCCAGTGCTTCAACTTCGGCCTGCGCGCGTTCGGCTGCCTGCTTGATACGTGACTCTGGAGATAGCATTTTGACCTCCTTGAGAGGCCCCGCTTTCGCGGGGCTCCGGTTACTTGAAGAACAATCGGTAGAATAACAGTAGTAGCGCCCCGAAACCTACTAGCCAGCTAACTGTTATCTTCGCTGGCGTCCAGAACGCCTCTACATTAAATTTCTTACCCTCGTTGTTGAGTTTGAATTTCTCAGCAACTAACCGTTGCGCCTCGTAATCCAGCAGTTCCGTTTCGGTTTTTATCTTGGCCGTTTCGGCCTTGATCTTTCCTGATTCGTCTACCGCCTTTGCTGCTTCTGATTCGGCTTTTGCTGCTTCGGCTAACGTCTTTCGGATATTGGCCTTTAGTAGCTCTAGCTCTAGCGCTTCTTTGTCTGACAGTTTTCGCACTCCTTTGTTTAGGCATTCGGCCAATCCGTCTGCTGTAACTGAATTATACTTACAATTCAGATAGAGATAAAGCCCTTTCGAATAGTTTTTAAAAATGGTTGTCTATGCGATTTCTTTGAATGGGATCGGCAGTACATGGCAACAAAGCGTAAGCGTGGCAACCGCTGGGAGTTCATCATTCGCCGCAAGCATCTGCTAGGCCAGCCACTTAGCTTTAGCTTTGCGACCGAACGAGAGGGCGCAGAGTGGTGCGCTCGCACCGAGGCAGAGCTAGACAAGGGGCGTATACCGGCAGAGGTTAAAGCGCGGCTTGGGGCCGCTACGCTGGGCGCTGTGATCGAAGGCTATATCGAAGCCGTGGCAATGCCTGAGTCGGATCAAGCGCTACTGCATGGCATCGAGCGCCAGCAGGGTGCGCTCAAACTGGATGAACTCACATACGAATGGGCTGAGCAGTGGGTAGCAGGCATGAAGCACGAGCGCGTGCTTGCGCCGGTTACGATCCGTCATTACGTGGGCGCACTGGCGCGGTGCTTGGACTGGAGCGTAAAGCGGGGAGGGCTGGCAGGCAATCCGCTGCGCGAGCTGCCCAAGCGCTATGCGTCCTATAACGCGGCTGACGGTCGCGTGCTGGCGCGCAAGGGGAAGGCGGCCCGAACTGACGCCCCGCGAGACAGGAGGCTGGACGCTAAAGAGGAGGAGAGTGTTCACGAGATACTGGACGGCGAGACGGCAACCGGACGCCAGCGCCCGCTAGTGCTGCCGCACCGTGATTATCTGGAAGCGCTGTTTAAGCTGGCGTTAGAGACGGCCATGCGCCTGCGCGAGATGTATACGCTATCGCCCAACCAGGTAGATATGGCCAGGCGTACCGTTTACCTAAATCAGACTAAGAACGGGGATAAGCGCCAGATTCCGCTTTCATCGGTCGCCATGCAGGTCATGGGCGAGCTGCTGGAGCGCCACGAGGGCAGCGACGACGCCCCGTTATTCCCCTGGTGGGATGGAGACTTGAGCGCCAAAAGTCTCAAGCGCACGACGGCACGGATATCGGCTCAGTTTGCGCGGATATTCGAGGCGGCGGAGTGTGCCGACTTGCACTTTCATGACCTGCGGCACGAGGCGGTATGCAGACTGTTTGAGCGGACAACAATGGATGCCGTGCTGATATCTCGAATCACTGGCCATCGTGATCCGCGTCTACTGGCTCGCTATGCGTCCCTGCGTGGTAGCGACCTTGCCCGCTATATCTGGTGACTACTGGCTTTGGGTGGTGCGCAGGTATTCGATGACTGCATAGGATTCGCCGAACGCGGTCATAAGCGTGGCAATGCGCGCCGCTTCGGCCCTGGTGCGTATGGCGCTGGTCTCGGCGTCCGTCTGCGCCTTGAGGCGGTCATACTGGAGCCCTGCATAGGGGCTGGATAACAGAAAGGTAAGACTGGCCAAGGCAAGGAGGAGGGCGCGAATACGGCTGTACACCGTGGCGGGGAGTTTAAAGTTGATCCAAGCGCAGTAACCGGCAGTGATGGCGCAAACGATGAAAATGGCTGTAACTAGCATGGTGCTACCTGAGTGCTATCAAAGTGGATGCAGTGCGCCCGCATGATGGACGCACCGTGATAGCGCCATTTTGCCAATACTGTTTCCAGCTCCTTACGCTGCTTTTCCAGTAATGCTGTTTTCTTGAGAGATGCCGAAGGTTCATGGCCGACGGCATATTGACTTAGGGGCTGGTATTGCCAAATTAGTAACTTGCTACAACGTCGCGTGTTCCGTTGGAGTTCATTGCCGTTACTACAAACTCCTCCTCCATGCGCCCAATCATCTCCACTGCTCTGTTGTAGCCAATTTTGAATCTTCGCTGGATTGCGCTAATGCTGGCTCGCTTCTCGGTTCTGACGAATACAACGGCCTGCTGGTAGAGTGTGTCGCTGTCCAGGTCATCGACGTGCGCGGCAGTTTGTTCTGCCACTGGATTGAAGGCGTCGTATTGCACTTCATCGCGCTTGATCCGCACGACCTTGGGCGCGCCTTCCTGCAAGTCACTTGCGCTCGTACCGCAAATGCCTTGCGGGATCATCTCGCCGCCTAGCGCCTCGACCAGCTCGGGCAGGAACTCGGCAAAGGTAAGCATCATGATCGTAAAGCTTGCATCGAGCTGTGCCAGCGCATCATCGCCGCCTTCCTGGTCGGCCTGCTCCTGCAATAGGTCTTCGAACCGGATGTTCTTAAGAGTCAGCTTCTCATCGAGCACAAACGAAAGCTTGTCCTGCCAGGCCAGCGCCAGGCGCGTGACCATCTTGCCCGCACTCAAGTGGTTCTGAATCTCCTCGGCTGTCAGGTCCTGCGCCTTGACCGTGATGGAGCCGCCATCCTCGTGGGCATCCTTAAGCTGGGTGTCGTCCAGAATATGCAGGTCATGGGTAGCGGTCTGATTCTTGAGCCAGTCAGTCATCGTCACGCAGACTTCATTAATGACCGAAAGCGGGCGCACCGGCAGCGAGCCAAGCGCTTCGCGCAGGGTGCTCAGCAGGTCCTCTGCCTGGCGCGGACTGGAGGCGTCTACCAGGATAAGGCCCTGTTTGGGCATGATCGCGGCGCGCGTGGTCTTCTTCTTTCTAAAGGTATGCGGCAGCAGACTCATGACAATCTCGTCCTTGAGCTGGTCGCGCTCTTTCTTGTAGACCTTGCGCATTTGCTCGCCCTCAATCGCCTTGACCTTCTCGTCTAAGGCTTCCTTTACCGCCGCGCTAGGCGGTATGCGCTCCTCCTTCCTGGTGGCAATCAGCAGGTAGCCGCTAGAGGCATGGACAAGCGCCGAACCTTCGCCTGCATCGATAGGCGGGATAAAACCGTAGGTGGTCAGCTCCTGGTTTGCGCAAGGGCGCGCGGGCTTGCTGGCCAGGGCCTCGGCCAGTGCTTCTGCCTCAAGCTCACGGTCTTGTGTTATGCGATAAATCAGCAGGTTACGAAAGAACATGATTAGTCCTTGAGGTAGAAGATATTGTGAGAATCGAGGAGGCTGCTTAGCTCCTCCTCGTCTGCGCCCATGAGCTTGGCGACGCGAGCCAGGCGGTTGCCGCTTTCGATCAGGCGCTTGGCCCGCTTGAGCGTTGGCCAGACCGTCATCATGGTGCGCAAGAATTCTTCATGGCGCTTAGGGACGCCGAACGGCCAGGACGGCATATCGGCGTACCCTAGCGCCTGCTGCACGTCGGCAACGGGCACGACGGCAAATAGCTCGGCGGTGGCCAGCGGCTTGGCATCCTTGGTACGCGAGCGCTTGCTCTTGCTGGGCTCTGGATGCTTGCGCGGCGGCAGGGGCTTGACCTGCGCCGACTCGACGACGGTAACAGGACCGTCGTACATGGCCATCATGACCGACAGGGCCGCGCGGTCGGCGGCCTTGGCAGTCGGTGTGTGTATCTCGTGGTTCAAGTAGGTGATGTACTGCATTCTCATCGTCTACAAAGTTGGGTTTAGATAACCAGCAATACCTGGCCCGCATAGGGGTTGGCGAACGGAATGTCATCGTCGAAGCTGTCATAGTCCGGCGCGGGTTGCTGCTGCTGGCGCTGCTGTGGCGCGCGCTGGGCTGCATTGCCCTGGCTACGGCCTTGCGTCTGCTGGCGCTGCTGCTGTGGTGCGCGCTGCTGCTGAGTCTGGCCATAGTCGCCGCCGTCATTGCCGCCACGCCCGCCCAAGAGCTGCATGGTGCCGTTGATATCGACGACGATTTCAGTGGTATAGCGGTCTTGCCCGTCTTGGCCTTGCCACTTGCGTGTGCGCAACTGCCCTTCCACGTAGACCTGCGAGCCCTTGCTCAGGTACTCGCCTGCAATCTCGGCAACCTTGCCGAAGAACACAACGCGGTGCCATTCGGTGCGCTCTTGCTGCTGGCCAGTTTGCTTGTCCTTCCAGGCTTCGCTGGTGGCAAGGGTCACGTTGGTGACGGCATTGCCATTGGGCATGTAACGGGTTTCAGGATCGCCGCCAACGTTGCCGACGAGAATTACTTTATTGACGCCGCGTGCCATGTCATGGGCTCCTTACGCTGCTGCTTGATCGTTGTTTGTTTCGGTGACGACAGGCTCGCCGCCCTCGGCTTCCTTGAGGCGCGCCTGATACTTGTCGGCTGCTGACTCAAGGCTGGAAATAATCTTCTGGAACCCGTCCTGCGGGATCGCGCTGGGGTCTGGATAGTCCTGGGCAAACTTCTTTTGGACGGCAGGACTGCAACGTACAAGCGTCTTTTCGATACGGGCCATTGCGCCTTTATTGATGGGGCGCGGGGCCTGCTGCTGCTCAGGCTGGGCGTTCTGGTTGCCCTGGTTGTTTCGGTTGTTCCGATTGTTCTGGTTGTTCTGGTTGTTCTGGTTGTTCGGCGCAGTGCTTGCGTCGTTGCCGTCGTCGTCTTCCTGGGCGATACCGGCAAAGGCTGCCAGGGAATAACGGCGGTAGTAGGTAATGGCAGAGCCAATGCCTTGCGGGTCAACTTTCATGCAAGGACCAACCAGCTCGCTAGAAATGAACTGACCGGATGCGTGCATAAGCAGTGTGGTCACGCCTACCTTTCCATCTTGAAACGATGGCATTTGCACAACGGATAGGCCGTGCTTGGCCAGCACAGGACGCGACGTGTTCAGCACCTCGGCAAGGTCCGCATATTTGCTGCGAAAGTGAGGGTTTACGCTGTCTTTGGTCGCGTTTTCGATTTCTACCTGAGCGGCGGCAAGGGCTTTGGCTAGCTCGTTAATCTCTGGAGACATTTGCATGATTGGTGCCTTTGGGGTGTCCGGTTGGAAGTGGCCGCAACTGTATCGATTGATAACAATCTTTGCAAGCACTTGATAATAAATTTTGCAGCACTTGATAACAGGAGATGCAATGCTTATGATGCGCCCCATAGCGAGGCGGGCCAGCAGCGATATTCCGAACGGGTCGCAAAAATCCCGGCCATTTATCTGTGGTCGTGTCGAGAATATCCCGGCATGCGGTATCGTTACCGCCGCTGTAAAACCCGCCCTTAACCAATAATGGAGTTAGTTATGTCTGCGGTACGAAGAGAAGTTGATGTAGTACCAGGCCAAGAGGATTGGCCTGGTCTGACTCCTTACGAGCGCGTGCCAGGCTACGAAAGCGAGGCTGAGAACATCGCGCGCCTTCGGTATTTCCTGAAAGAGCACCTGTTTAACGGGACTCAGCGTGAAGCGTTCGCGAAAAGGATAGGCACCAGTCATGCCTACCTGCGCCAGATTCTGGCCAACAATCGATCTATTCCGATCTGGATGGCGGTGAACATGGACCGCGAAACTAACGGCTTTCTGGACATGCGCGTAATGACAAGCGGTGACGGTAAACACGCCATCGATTGGACGTACCTCGTGACGGTTTTACCGGCGCGAATGAAAAAACGCGGTCGTTTGGGAAAATGACGATAAGCGGAGATTTTTAAGCCTGTAGCCTTGCTCACACAAACGGATCGCAAGCCAACGGTGTGAGATGACGCAATACGCTCGTGTACTGGCAGTGCTTGAAGGAGCTGAAAAGCCCCTGGCGCTGTTTGAAATTAACGAGAGGATCGAAGCCAGGTTTAACCGGAAAGATTCCGAGGCCGCTATCAGCGCCAGAATTCGGGATATCCGCCACGACCTGGAGTTGAAAAATGCGGGTAGCGTCTCATCTGCCAAGGCAAAAGGCGCGCAGTGGTGCCGATACTGGTTGTTCAAGCCATCTGATGACTTGGCAAATTCTGTATCAAGCGCTACTGTGTAGATTGTGCTAGCCAGGCACGATGTTCGTGCAACTGAGAAAAGCGGCCTTGCCCGCTGACCCGTCCACGACGCTCGGTTGCACAAATACAGTTCCGCGTACTGTCTTACGCGGTAGTGACCGGATAGGTGTGCGGGTAGCTCCCCCACTGACAAGCCTCTCCTTTGCCCTTTTCTGCGGGGCTTCCGGTTACTCCCTTCGCGGGAAAGGGCTAGGCGCGCTAGCGCCGACTAAACACTAAATTTTGTAATGCAGAAAAGGGCCTACCTGCATGAATATTTCAAAACCTGCCGAAAGGCGGAACGGGCAAGTTTTGCCTAAAAGAATTAAAGCAGAGAATGATACAAAATCTGTTATCAACTGCTACCGGCTGTCGGTTTTTTGGCTATTTGGCCGTAAGGCGCTAAATTTCCGTTTTTCTGGTACGACAACTGCTTTCTTGGCGCTTCGCTTGTGCAATGACGTCAAGATCGCGGCGCTTGAGCTTTTGGCTTGCGTCCCATCCGTTTGTGCATTCATTAAAAACCACTGCTACGGATCGCAGTTTTGTTCAGGTCGTACTACGTCATGCCGCACTGTCCTTCCGGCTGCGCAGTTCAACGCGGAGCCATGCCGATGAGCCACCTACGCAAGTCGTCTTTCGTCCAAACATTTCAGGGCGTCACCTATACCGAGCCTTCGGAACTTTTCGAGGCCGTCAAGCAGGCAGAAAACCAGGCGTTATCGCTGTTTCGCGAATTCCTTGAGGACAATCAGGAGCTGCTTTCTACGGTAGCTCGCAAAGGGGATGGCAATTGCGGCGAACTGGTGGCCATTCTGATCGAGCAGCTAGGCTCCAATTTCTCTAGTACACCTGCCGTATACCGTAAGAAGAAAATCGATGGAACTCTGCGTCGCCAGGTATTTGAGCGCGATGCTTATCGTTGTGTGGCTTGCGGCGATTACAAGAATCTGCACTGCGACCATAAGCATCCTGAGTCGCTAGGTGGCGAAACTACGCTGGATAACCTCCAGACGCTATGCGGTGCTTGCAATCTCTCGAAAGGCTCCTCCGTTACTTGGGAGGGCCGAAAAGCATGAGTCTGCTATTCAAATTCCGCCCCCTGGTTATCAGTCCTCAGCTGGCCGAACGCATCGGGCTGAATGAAGCCATCGTTTTGCAGCAGCTGTGCTACTGGCTGGTAGAGACTGACGCAGGCTATGAGCATGAGGGCCGGAAGTGGATTTATAACACCCTTTCACAGTGGCAAAAGCAGTTCCCCTTTTGGGGCGAGGACACCATTAAGCGAACAATGGCCTCCCTTAAAAACAAGGGCGTGATCCTGGCCGAGCAGCTGAACAAGCACAAGCACGACCGCACCAATTTCTACACCATTGTGTTCGAAAACCCACTGCTTTCCGATGAGGGCAATTTGCACTCATCGAGTGGGGGCAATGTAGGGGCTATCGATAAGGGCAATTTGCACTCTTCTGATGAGGGCAACTTGCCCCCATCCAGCGGGGCAGATTGCACTGCTCTTACAGATACTACTACATATAAAACACATAGATTATCTACAGAGACTACATCTCATGTGCCTAGCGGCACATCGAAGGCGGCCAGTAAAGCAGAGGTGGCTGAAGCTAAGCGCAAGGCAAAGGCGGATCGTCAGGCACTGGTTGCTAAGATATTCGAGCACTGGCGGACAGTGTGTGAAACCAAGACGTCACGCCTTGATGCCAAGCGCACAAAGATTATCGAGAAGGCGCTAGAGGAGTACACGGTAGAGCAGGTTATAGGCGCTATAAGTGGCTGTTCTAAATCCGACTTCCATATGGCCCGCAATAAGTACAAGGGCGCTAAAAAGTACATCGACCTAAGCCTGATTTTCAGGGATGCCGAACACACTGAGCGCTTCCTTGGAATCAATCTGAACCCCGAAGCCTTTACGCGCCAGCATTCTCGCGAGCCGGTAGCAGCTGCGCCCAAGTACGACCCACATGCGCCCATGTTTGGCCAGCAGCCAGGAGTCTGAATATGACCAGCGAAATCAGCACGACGTATTCCTCTACACTGCCAGGTAGTCAATGGTTAGTCGTTCGCAGTGACTATGAAGACCCAACCAATAACGGGTTTTCAGTGCTCGAAATCCTGTGGAACGAGTTTGATGGCTTGATGCCTGGTCGGTGGGCTAAGAACTTCACGAGCCAGCAAGCGAAGATTAACTGGATGAAAGCCTGGGCGCGGCACTTCGAAACGGTAGGGCTCAAACCTGCCGAGTCGCGCTTAGGTCTGTTCAACCTGGCCAAGCGGTCGGACATTCTCAAATGGGGAACCCTGGACGTCGGCACGTTCATCGAGCTGTGCCGACCCGTCACCAGTGACGAGGACGCCTGGGACGAAGCGTGCGAGCAATGGAAGGTTCGGTTCAAAGGCCCGCGTGTCGAAGTCATGACCGAGAAAGGCCCTAAGCTTGCCTCCCAAGACACCTGGTCAGAACCGGCCATTTTCTGGACGGCGCGCCAGTTCCAAACGCAGCTGGGCCAGGTTGAATACGAGGTCATCAAAGAGCGCTGGAGCAAGGCACTTGCGAAGAATCGCGAGAACCCGAAAGGGCCTGTTCCTCAGAATCTGGCAGACCTGGCCTTACCGGGAAAATGCAGCATCGAGCCTGCTGAGCAGAAGCGGAAAATACAGGAATTGATTGCAAGCATTCGACCGCCCAAACCAGTGGCGCAAGAGCGCGGGCAGCGAAACCTGTTATCTGACGCCGAAATCGAGCAGCGCAAACGCCAGCAACTGGCGGCGCTTGCTGAGCTGGAGGCGTCCAAAGCGAGACGCCAGCATGAAGGGCACCACGCCTACCGCCAGCCAGAAACGGTATCACGATAGTCTAGCGAGTCATGTCGGTTGCATTGCCTGCCGACATGACTACGACGAGTTCAACGGTTACGTGTCGATCCATCACATGGACGGCAGAACCAAACCCGACGCGCACTACCTGGTACTCCCCCTGTGCGCTGGGCATCACCAGGACGGCTATGGCCAGCCTGGCATGATCGCCGTCCATCCGTACAAAGCCCGCTTTGAATCACGCTATGGCAAGCAAATCAGGCTGCTGGCCGAGTGTGTCAATCGCCTGGCTGAGCAAGGCATAGACGTTCCGCCGCGAGTGCGCGAGCTGACCGGCCTGCATGAGTGCGCCCCAACATGACGACAAAAGTATGTCCCGCCTGTGGCGATGCGGACATGGTGCCGCTGCGCTCAACCAACGAAAAGATATGCCCGTCCTGCGCGCAGGTTATTGCCTGGCCGCTGGACGATGACCAAACCGCAACACTACAGCCTGCCAGGGCCTCACGGAGAGCAAAGCCAGAATGATTACCAAAGCTAGAGCGCGCGACTGGCGCGAAATGAACCGATTTAACGTCTGCCGCATTGGCGAACATGACCTGCCTGTGCCTGCGCAGGAAACTGCTGGCGCTGCTGGTTTCGACCTGCGCGCGGTACAGGGAGGGCGTATCGAGCCTGGCCAGCGCCTGAATATCCCGACTGGCTTTGCCTGGGAGTTCCCGCCCCACCTATGCGGCGAGATATGGCCGCGCAGTGGGCTGGCGCATAAGCACGGCATTGGTATTCATGCGGGGCTTATCGACAACGACTACCAGGGCGAAGTTATTGCCATCCTGCATAACACTGGCAGCGAGCCGTTCACGTTTGAGGCTGGCGACCGCATTGCGCAGATGAAGCTTGCGCCCTGCATTAGCGGGACTTGCGTCGAGGTTGTCGCGTTTGGTGAGGAAACCGCGCGCGGTGACAAGGGCTTTAACTCAACGGGGAGTAAGTAACATGCTGTTTGCCTGGTTGAAGCGTCGCCGTCTGGCGAAGAAACAAGCAGAGCGCCTGGCCAAACTCAAGGAGCAGGCCAGCACGCTGACCGAGCTGCCCGAAACGTTGGGCAGCATGTACGGCTACCCTGGCTCGTCCCCTCGTGGGATCGAGCCCGCTATCGGTCGCCAACCCGACACGCGCCGTCCGGTCATGGCCAGTCACATGGGCCTGCCGCGTGTAGAGCGCGCAGCGGATCGCGTGCCCGATAATTCCAATGACCTGGTCAATGCCGTTCTGCTCAATGAGCTGCTGACCGATACGCAGGAAGACACGCGCCGCTATACCGAGCCGGTACGCCATGAGCCCGCGCCAGTACGGTGCGAGCCTGAGCCCGAGACGCGCCGCGACTACTCCAGCAGTTCGAGCTGTTCGAGTAGCCATTCGCATCGCTCGTATGACAGCGATAGCTACAGCTCTAGCTCCTACTCCAGTAGTGACAGCTCCAGCAGCTACAGCTCTAGCGACTCCTCAAGCTCCAGTAGTTCGGACTGGTAACAATGGGCACTTCCCTGCGCATGAGTGAGGCGGAACTTGCCGCCATCAAGGCCAAGGCCGTGGGAAAGGCTAGCGCCAAGCCCGCCAAGGCTGTGACCGGCAAGGAGCGCTTGCGTGCGCTGGGACGGCTCGCGCCTGGCGAGATGAACAAGACAGAGCAGCGGTACGCCAATCACCTGGCCCGCCTGCAACTGGCTGGCGCAATCCTGTGGTGGAAGTTTGAGGCCATCACGCTGCGCCTTGCGCCTCGGACGCACCTAAAGCCTGACTTCCTGGTCATGACTGCCGAAGGGGAATTACAGCTTCATGACGTCAAGGGCGCGAAGGCCATTATCGAGGATGACGCACACGTCAAGATGAAGGTCGCCGCCAATGAATTCCCGTTTCGCGTGTTCTACGCAATCCCTGTGAAAGGCACTGAGGCATGGACACTAGAAGAAGTTTGACCGCTGACGAGGCGCACACGCCGTATATCAATCACGTCATGGGCTGCCGCAACTGCTTTGCGCCTACGGCACGGTACTGCCCAACGGGCGAGAGCCTGCGCGCGGACTATGTGATTGCCTACGTCATGGAGAAGCCCGACCGCCTGGCCAGAAAGCGCGCCTTGCAGGTCGAGAAGGACAAGAACCCGCACCTGTTCCCGCTGATCCGCGACCGCATCACGAGCTTGATACAGGCTGATTAGCAAGTCACTTGCGCGAGAGGAGTAGTCAGCGCATGGAAATCGTTTTGCAAAAGTGTGCCGATGGCTCGCTTCGTCCTGTTGACCAGGAGGGCATCGAGCAGCTGGCCAGGCTCAAGACGGGCGCAGGCATTCGCTGCAAGGTGACGCTTCCCCGCAACTTCAAGTTCCTGAAAAAGACCATGTGTCTCTTCACGCTGGCCTATGAGCACTTTTGCGAGTTTGGAATCAGCGAGGTGGAGTACAAGGGCCGCAAGGTTGTGCCCTGCAAAGAGACGTTCCGCAAGAACCTGACCGTGCTGGCTGGCCATTACGATCCGGTATTCGATATCCGTGGCCAGGTTCGCTTGGTGCCCCGCTCGCTGAGCTTTGGCAAATGCACCGAGGAGGAGGCGGGAAAAATCTACCAGGACGTCATTACCGCTGCCCTGGCCAACGTGTACCGAGCTACCGACATGACGCCCGCTCAACTTGACGCCCGAGTGAATCAGATTCTGAACTTTGCCTAACGCATCTCGTGCGCGCGCGATAATACAATAAATTTATTAAGAAGTTCCTCCTTATCATGTTAATTCGATAGCAGATTTAGGGGTGTCCTGTAAGCTTTGGCTTACAAATCGAGCACTTTTTGAGATGTAGGTCACGATGGACACTGGAACTGTAGAAATCGACATTCAAGTTAATCTCCAGCAGATTGGCCCGCGTATTACCGCTGCCCGTCGCGCTGCTGGCTTGAATCAGATTCATGTTGCAGTTGCAGTGGGCCAGAAGAACCCAACTCAAGTGTCGCTGTGGGAATCAGGCGAGCGCCTGCCGAAGATGGAAGACATGATTGCCATGTCCAAGCTGTTCGCGGTGCCGCTGGATTACCTGGTAGGGCTCAGTGATGACCCGCTGGCTGATCCGACCGAGAACAATCAGGCATTCCTGATGCGCATGATTGCGACGTCAATCGCTGATGCGCACAAGAGCTGGGCTGATGGGCTCTCTGAGCAGGTTGCAATCACGCTGCAAGGCCAGAGCCAGGACCGTTCGGACATTCAAAAGATGGCCGTCATCCTCAAGGACTTCTGCAAGGCATTTGCGCGAATCAAAGAGCTGAATCCTGGTTTTGTGGATGACATGCGCGGCTCTGACAACGTGCAGACTGCCGTAAACCGAATGACTGAGGTTATTACTCAGGCAGATGAGCGTATCGCCCGAGAGCGTAAGCGCTGCGAGATTATCGACAAAGAGCTAGGGCTTGCGACCGGCGACTATGACCGCCGTATGCGCACCTCAGTGACGCAGAACGTGCGCCAGATGGTGCTAGAGATGCCAACCCTAGACTTTGCTTAACGTTACACCGAGTACCCGCTGCTGGCGCGGGCCGGTTCGCCGGATAAGGCCAGATAGCTTGGGCGTGGAGAGGGCTAGGACAAACTATCCCACGCAGCATACATGGTGCCGGTAGACCTTCGGTATCGCCAGAGTCATGACCTCTAGGCGTACACCAGGAACCTGCCGTTGCCCCTACGTTACAGGGGCTGCATTTGTGAGGTCACTAGCTGGTCGCTCCCACGACTGGTAGCCCGACGGGGCGCAGTGACTTCACAAATGCAGGAATTATGCGAAGGCATGGGCGGCCTGGGACTCATCACCTTGGCCTGGCGGTTCAAGTCCGCTGCTTCGCTACCAAATGCGTTGTTGCTGGCGCTCACCACGGATTGGTGCCATGTCAGAAGGTGGGAAGGACCGCGCGCGAGTCGCATGCTTCTGGATACTCGACTGATGCCCTTGAGGACCGGATTCCACCTCAAGGCGCATTGGTAAGCCGTTTGATGACACCCCTGTATCTTGCAGTTTCAGGGCTCTGTGGGAAAACGCCAAACGGCTTAACCAATGCGAATCACTACACTGGATGCACGTTAAGGGTGTGCAAGGCTGTAGGGATGCAGGGCGCTTAACAGGTCGCCTGATTGTGCTGCTTTCGCGGATGGAAGCTATCGGACAGTTCAATAACCTGTAGCCAAGTCTCCGGCGCACCAGCATACGCGGTCGGAGGAATTCGATGGGGAAGGCCGCGCCCTGGCGCTAAGCGGTAATGACCTCTAACGAGGCTGTATCAGAGAGTGTTTTGCAAACTTACTTATCAATCATTTGTAAGTACATATCTTTAAGCGGATCGCAAAACACTCCCTGATGCAGAAAGCCCACATTTGCTAGTGGGCAATACGTGATTCTCCTGGGCAGCTGGCGCGAACTGAAACCCGCCAGATCACTGCGCGCAAGACAGGTACGGGACATAGCCCCCGTAGAAAGCATCTGACGCCCTGGAATAGACAGGGAAACGCAACACCTGGTATCGCATGCCCTGAAACATGAGATTCACCCCGCCGCCTTGGAGCGGCCAAGGGTGGACAGGAAAACGAATGGTGCGATATCCCGATACGCCCCGAAAGGGGCTGCATTGGAGATTGCTTTGAATGCGCCCGCCGAGCGCTAGGTTAGGTAGGCAGGAATCCGTAAGTCCGAGGCCGAAGCCGAATAGCTGTCGATATCGGCACGACCAAAGCAATCTACCAATGCAGGAATGCGCAGGCTGATGCGCCATGAGAAAGCGGGAATAAATCGGTTAGTCGTTTCGATAAGTTCCGCGCACGACGTAACCCCGCAAAGCCGGATATTCAGTACCGGCCCTGCATAATCCAGTCGCCATAGAGCGGCTGCTGTGCAAGGGTTTTTACCCTGTGTTCGCCGGAGGCAGTAACCGGCACCTATCCTTTCAAAGCCGTAGGGATTCACCAATGCCACCGTTTGAGCCTTCCGTACTGGCTGCATTGACCAGTAGCGCAGAGAGTCTGATTAAGATAGCCGAGCGCGTAACCGCCAAATCCCATAAGGCCCGTATCCTGGCCACTGCCCGCCGCGTGATGGATCGCATCGACGCCGAGCTTGGCTATACACCTGCCGTAAAGACCCCGAAAGGTCCCAAGGCCCGCCAGGATGGTGAGGAGCTGGTAGTAACCGTTACCGAGGAGTTCCGATTCCCGTCTAGCAGTCACGAGAGACGCCAGGAAGCCGAACGCCAGGTTGTGCAAGACCTGGAAGCAGCCATTGCCGCACCAGTCAACACGCCCAAGACCGTAGACCCCGAGCTGAGCAAGCGCCTGAGCACGATCAATCGCGACCTGTATCGCGCTGACCGTATGCCGGTAGAGCCCGTAAAGCCTGAGCCGGTAGAGCCGCTGCCCGTCACTACCATGACGACCTTTGCCTTGCTGGGTATGAACCCCTACCTGATTGGCAACCTACACAAGGCTGACCTGTTCACTGTGGGCGATATCGTCAACTGCACGTTCGATGAGTTGGTATCCATCGACTATGTGGGCGAGCTGGGAGCCAAGTACCTGCGCCAGAAGATGAAGAATTACGGCTTTGCCCTGGTAGGCGAATCACTGGAGTGTGCGGCATGACTAGACCAAGCCTTGAGTTGGCCGCCAGCATGGTGGTCAAGGAGCAGTATCACGTCTGGCCGGACTCGACCGTTGTTAGCTGCATGCTGACATTCAGTAACGGCCACACTGAGGTAGGTAATTCACGTCCATACATTGCAGGCGATTACAGCGTAGAGCAAGGCAGTGAACGCGCCCGCGCTAATGCCCTGGCTGCCGCTATGCCTGGCTTGATCTTCTATTGTCGCGCTATGGAGCACATGGAAAGCGCTATAGCTCGCGAAATCCACGACGCAGCCAAGCAGGCGCTATCTACCGCAGTAGAGACCCTGGCAGTCGTTGCGCAGAAAGCTGATACCTCTCAGTGCGTTGAGAGCCCCAATGATATGGCCAAGGCCCACGCTAAAGCGCCAGAGCTTATTCATGACCTGCACGTAAGCCTGTCCTTTCAGCGTCTCCTTGCTCGATTAAACATATACCGCACCGCTGACCTGCTGGCGCTTACACGAGAAGGCTTAAGCAGCAGGTATCAGCTGTCAGACTCCTGCATTAAGCACATCTGCAAGGAGCTAGAGGCGAACGGTCTGCGACTGGCTGAGGAGTCGGTATCTGTTACTGACACGCCATCAAACCCCAATATGGCTCGTTCCATTGCCAAGTCCCGTTACGAGGATTGCTGAGTCATGAGCCTGTTTAAGCGCCTATCGACCATGAGCGCGTCCGAGGCATACAGCCAGACCACGCTACCGTGCGGCACACGCCTTGAGATTGAAGGCGCTGCGCTGTACCTGGTAACAGATGCCCGCATATGGATGAAGCCAAGCCAGGCCCGCAAAGTCCTGCGCCGTACCGATAACACACGGTCAGGCTTTCACCTGCTGCGTATGGCGTACCTGATAGCGTCGGTATTCCTCATGGCAGCTATCTGCACTGACGTATTGGACCTGGCCAGCGGTGTAATACCAGCCTCTAGCTGTCCAACTATCACGCCTACCCAAATAATCATCACTACCGTATGCGTTGACATGATCCTGGCCAGGCTCGTGTACCTGTGTATCCTCAAGGCCGTAAACCCCTTCCGCCGCGTCTCCCTCCTTTCGTTCTAACCTCGGAAAGTCCCGCCAAAGCGCACACCGGCACCGCTATACCCTGGCTGCCTGGTGTGCCTGCTCACCTATGACCGAGTATTAGCCGAGCCGAACACTCAAAACGTCGATGCGGCATTGGCTTGCCTCATTGAGGGCGTACAACGTCGGTAAAGAAACAGGAAGCGCCGGTTCATTCGTGAATCTCCAGCGGTGCCATGTCTGCGGCAACACATGGCAACCCTCCCCTTTCTGTTCATAGGATCGATGCACATGGCAGCCAAGAAGTCAGGCCAGGCCACTGCTAAACCCAAGCCACGTAAGACCACGACCAAGAAGCCACAAGCCCAGGCCACGCCCATAGAGCCGGTAAAGCTCACCGAGGAGCAAATACTCGTCGCTGACATGGACCCACGGCACGTTAAGTTCGTGGATGCGTACCTACAGACGTATAACCAAACAAAAGCCTACCAGGCCGCTGGATTCGAGGCTGTGACGCCTAATTCAGCCTGTGTTTTGGGAGGCCGTTTGTTAAAAACGGTAAACGTCATTCGCCTACTGGCACTTCGAACCAAGGCCATGTTCGACGACTCCGAGGACCTACGCACCAGGGCGCTCCAATCCATTGTTGGCCTGGCCTTTGCCGATCCTAACGAACTGACCGAGCATCGCCGCGAGTGCTGCCGCCACTGCTATGGCGAGAATCACGAGTACCAATTCAAGCCTGCCGAGTTCAAAAGGCACCAGGACGACTACGAGGAGGCCGTTAAGAAGGCCATTCGTGACGAGATAGAGCCGCCAGACTTCGACCCGAAAGGCGGTATTGGCTATGACCCACGCAGGCCGCCGATTGAAAGCTGCCCTGAATGCTTTGGCGAGGGCATCGACCGCCTGGTGCTCAAGGACACCCGCGACCTGTCACCGGCTGCGCAGCTGCTGTATGCAGGCGTGAAGCAGACCAAGGACGGCATCGAGGTGCTGACCCATGACCAGACCAAGGCCCGAGACCTGCTGTACCGCATCCTCAAGCTGACTGAGCCGGAAGAAGCCAAGGTAGTGGCTGTGCTTGATCCCGATAAGCTGGACGCTATCTACGAAAAAGCCGCTGAGAATGCCCTTAAAGGCCGCTTGGAAGTGGAAAAGCGCCGTGACGAGCTTAAAGCAATGCTCAGGGACATCAAATGAAGGCCCAGCGAGCGCGCAGATTGAACGATCACGGTCTAACCCATGCCAGCCTATGCAGTTTGGCCGTTACGTGGCTTAAACGCGCAAATAGCGCAGGCGGCCCAAACTGTACCGTGGCTGTCAGTGAAGTGGCTGGCGGATGGGGCGGCGAGATACCCGACGCCATAGGGTTCACCCTGGCCCATGACGGCACCGCCTCAACCGTTATCGAAGCAAAGGTTTCACGTTCTGACTTTCTTGCCGATAAGAAGAAACCGCACCGCCAGGCAGGCGGAATGGGCAGCTGGCGCTATTTCATGGCACCGGCTGGCCTGATTAAGCCCGAGGAGCTGCCCGAGGGGTGGGGATTGATCGACGTAACCCCTGGCGGCATCTGCCGCGTTGTGGCTGGCGCGATGAAGGCCGCCCGCAAGCTGGGCTATCAGGAGTTGCGTGACCAGCAGGCTGCCTGGCGCTGGGAGGACTGTAATCGGGAGCGGGAAACCTGGCTGCTAATCACTCTGCTGGCGCGTGTCGGCGACGTAGAGAAGGCCAACCAGGACCGCCGCGAGCTGTTTCGTATGAACAAAAGCCTGCATGAAGCGCTTGAGCAGGAGCGCGAACGATCCAAGGCGCTGCGCAGGGAGCTGGCCTTGTACCAGCGGGAAGAACGGATGAAGGCCCCGCCCCGCAAAATGGCCTAAATTTGTTATCAAAAGATACTAGACAAGCCTCCCTCTAATGTGAAATTATTGCGTTACTTTCCGGCGCAATATAGCGCAATAACTTCGCATTAGGTGAAGCATGAGCAGTCTCAACCTCCCCCAACTAGCGCAAGCCACTTGCTCGCCCGTTCTTAAGATGAAGCCAGACCTTGAACGGATCGAAGCCCAAGCCCGTAACGGTGTAACTCTGGTGGGAGGCGCTGTTTCAAGCTTTGTTCAGCTGCTGATGGTTAAGAACCTGGTGCGTAAGACCGAAGTCCTGGCCGGTATGCTGGCTGACTTTCAAGACCCGCTGTCAGTCGCCGTTAAAGAGCACTTGGACGACGCCGCGCGCCAGATGGTCGGCTTTAACACTGACCACTACGCCCCGTTTGAGCGCCAGCGCGAATACCTTGAGGCTGCTGCCGATGCTGTGCTGGCCGCTGCTGCCGCTATCGAAACCCCTGCCCAATGCCTGCCGCCTGCCCTGGTGCTTGAGCCGGTCATTATGGAGCCTATCAACCCGAACCCTGTTTATGACCTGGCCACGTTTGACGGCGTGCTGGCGGCCTATCGCCACTTGCTAGAAGCCAAGCCAGGCCAGCTGCTGCACGTTGGCGATACCTATGCGGGCCTTGATGCTGACGGCAACCTATTCGGCTGCTCAGCCCATGCCGACGGCTCGCCTGATATGGACTGTCAATTCGATTTCGAGCGGCGTAGCTGGGATAGCGAGCGCCAGTGCTGGGATGGCGAGGCCGACTCCATCGAGACCGCGCAGCATGTGTACCTGCCCGTCTTTGTTCACTTCAATCCTTTCTGAGGTATGCAGTATGAGTGACCAACCACAAAACGCTATGAGTCAGACTATGGAAGCCTTCTTTGCGCCGCCTGAGCCTGCGCAAGAAGTCGTCACCCTGCTGCGTAGCGACGTCGAAACGATCCTTAAGGCCCTGGAGGATACCGGCGCTATACCTGAGCATGCGCGCGGCCTTGACCTGCGCTTGCGTGAGCCTGCTGTCCAGTTGTGGGCTATTCATAGCGTAGGACCTAACGAAACCTATCCCTGCGCCAGCAAGGAGGATGCAGAGAAGGCACGCCAGGCGATTATTGACTCGTGCAATAGCTACTTTAGGGACACGGAGCAGCTTGAGCACTATGTTGAGCCTGTCGTTGAGGTGATCCCGTCGCCTTGGGAGCCTGCCGAGCATTACCGCATCATGGCCGAGGAGAAGACCGAGCATTACGACGCGCTGCTGGCGCACTACCAGGTGCAGACAAAGCTGCTACAGGCGTCCACGGTCAACGAGCCGACCGAGGCGCTATGGGCCGTTCATAACGCCGAGACAGGCATAAGCACGCCCTGCGAAAGCAAAGAGGCGGCTGAGCGCCAGTGTCGTAACCGTATCGCTATGGATGAGGCGGGTAAAGCGCCAGTCGTGAGCGTGATTCCTTCGCCCTTCAAGCCAGGCGAGCACTACAAAAAGCTGTTTGAAAAAGAGCAAGCGTCGCTTGAAAGCTTGATAGATGCGTATACGTCGGCAATGGCTTCCGCCTGGTGGCCTGGCGACGCTGCCGAGTCCGCCCAATGAGAGCGCTGTCAATCCGGCAACCCTGGGCCTGGCTAATCGTCCACGGCGGGAAGATCATAGAAAATCGCACCTGGTACACCAAGCACCGTGGGGCTTTCCTAATTCACGCATCCAAGGGCATGACAAAAGCGGAATACGGTTTCGTGCGCCGCTACTGCATTGAGCGAAACTTGACGCTGCCCCCGCCAATGGAGCAATTACAGCGCGGCGGCATTGTGGGAATGGTTGACCTGGTGAACTGCCACGAGCGCCACGATTCCCCCTGGTACATGACTGGCCATATCGGCTTTGAGCTGGCCAACCCTAAACCCCTGCCCTTTACGCCCATGCGTGGGCAGCTGGGATTCTTCGAAACTGGTATCGAGCCCTAGTGATGACTGAACTAGACCCTAAAGAACGCGACCGGATCATGCGCAAGATCAAGCATTGTCTGGCGCTATCCAAGAGCGCCAACGAGCACGAGGCCGCTGCCGCCATGCGCCAGGCTCAGGCCCTTATGCGCAAGTTCCGTCTAACCGATATGGACGTAAAGGTCTCGGACGTGGGCGAAACCAAGTCTGATATCGAGATGGCTCGCCGCCCGCTATGGGATATGGCGCTGTCTACTCTGGTAGGCGACGTGTTTGGCTGTCGCGTGCTGGATCGTTCCACCTGGAGCGACGCAAAAGGTTGCAGGGTAAAGCTTGCGGTATTCATTGGCGTCAACCCTGCGCCCGAGATTGCCAAGTACGCCTATGAGTCGCTGTATCGTCAGCTTAAGAAGGCCCGCGCCAGCTATGTTGCCGATATCCGTTCTATGCGCGGTCGTCAGCGTCCGACGCCCGAAACGCAGGGCAATCACTTTGCCATTGGCTGGCTGTACGCTGTTGAGGAGAAAATTCGCGCCCTGGTGCCGACGGGAGAGGATGGCGAGCCCGAGCAGGTGAGCGCCAGCGACTCAAAAGCCCTGATTGCCATTGAATCCAACGATAAGGCGCTGATTGATGCCTACCTGGCTGGCCGCGTCATTAAGAAGGCTCGCGACACAAGAACCCCTGACCTTGATCCGTTTTCGCAGTATGCAGGCATGCTGGCCGGAGAGAGGGCCGTTATAAATCCTGGCGTTGCATCTGCTGGCGCTGACGTGCTGGCGCTTGAGAGCGACGCCGATGCCGAGAGTTAAGCGAACGCCAGAGGCGCGCCGCGAAGCCAAGAAAAGCCACACCGCGAACGCCCTGGCCAAGTCCCGAGAGGAGCTATCCGATAGCTACATTCGCCGCTTGATCGTTGTGGAGCGTGGTTACAAGCCAGGCGACCCGATAACGCCCGAGCGGATCGAGGCCAAGCGCCAGGGCATTGCCGACAAGCGTGCCCGCCGCAAGGCCAGGAAAACCCGAAAGCCTAAGCCCGCGCCGCGTGTAAGACGCGACGAGGAGCAGCTAGACCTGTTCAATCCTTCATCCGAGATTACCGCCATGACTGCAAGCCAGCACGACCAAGCCTATCCCAATAGGCCGACACACCCTGCCTTCCCTAACCAGACCACTGACGGTAGCGACAAAGACGCGGGTATGAGCCTGCTGGCCTACTTCATGGCCCATGCGCCAGCTGAGCCGCAACCCTGGTTTAAGCCTGAGCCTGACGAGCCTGAGCCAATGCCTTATATCGATGGGAGTGACGCTCCCCGACCCGAGCGCTATACGAGCGCTGATGCAACGATTCCGAATAGGGCTAACCATGCGCATGTCGATTGGAAGCGCAGACTAGACCGCGCCCGCTATGTCCAGTGGCCCCGCGCCTGGGCGCTGGCGCAGATTGAGCAGCTGAACAAGTAACCGGCAGAGACCGGAAGGACGTCACCCCTTGAACGCCATGACCGCAAGTCACTTGCTCGAATCAGCCATTCAGGCCGAAGGCGACAAATGCCAGTACCTGGCGCAGGCCGTAACCGATACCGCTATCAAGGCGGGATTGCTCGAACCTGGTGCCGCGCCTGGCTGGGCTCAGCTGTTCTTTCTGCTGAATGACCTGGGCGACTTGGTTGTACAGCTGCAAAAGCAGCTTGGCATAGCGGGCAACGTCTGCCCTACATGCAACGACTTGCGTTCTGTCCTGACGCAATACAGCGGTATAGGCCCCTGCCCTACCTGTTCAAACAAATAACCTTCGCTGGAGTAAATTTGATGACCGAAGCAACAAGTCGTGCCATGACCGTGGAAGACATGGCTATTCGTGTGCGCAAGCTGCTGGCGCATCTCAAGCCGAAAAGCGCTAAGGAGATGATTGCCGTTCGCGAGCTGCACGCACTGGTAGAGAACGTGCTGATACACCAGCAGCCTGCTACCACTGCGCCAGCAGGAAGCCAGCACAAGGATAGCGGCCAATGAGCAACGAAAGCGCCCTTAAGGCCCGTATCGAGCACCTGGAATCGGCCATTGTTGGCGCGTGCGTCTCCCTGCGCGCCAATGAGGATGCAAACATAGCCCTGGAGCTGCTGCAAACGGCCTTTGCTACCAATACGCTGCCGCTTGACCTGACACCTCAGCCAGCGGGCGAAACCGACGAGGAGGCCAGCGTAGGCAATCTGACGTACCAGGGCTGCACCGTGAGTCACTGGCACCACTCTGCCGAGCGCTATGGCCAGGTCATAGGCCAAGCCTGGCGCGTGCTGATGCAGCATGGCGTTATGCCGTATGACGGGCACAAGCTGCCCGAGGCGATAGAGGCAGCATTGAGCAAGCAAGGTGCTAGCACTGAGCAGGCGGAGCACCAGCAACCCGCTATTCCATTGAAGTCGCCAGGCGATAACTAATAAAGCTAGCATGCTGCATGCATTGTGCTAGCATAGTGATACCGGACTGGCACCGCAGTGGTGCCGGTCATTCTTCCTCAAAGGTTCCCGCCATGACTGATAAGAGTCCTGCTCCGACGCTGTCGGATGAAGAATGCCGCACCTTCCTGGCAGAGTCGTGCGACCTGCACGACATGCTTAATGCCATCTATGCCAAGGGCTTCGCTGATGGCCAGGCGTCGCGCATCGATCCGGCAAGCGAAGCCGTTAATGACTTTATGGTGGCAGCGGATGCGCTTAACGCAGCCGTTAAGCGGCTACTTCCGCAGGTGAGGCTAGACCCGTTTGCCGTTGATTCTATGCACGCCCTAATCATCAACCTGGAAAAAAGCCATACCCGCGCCAAGCTCCACCAGCGCAAGCACCGCGACACTGTCGAGACGCTAGAGAATGAGGTGGCGCGACACCGCAAGGCATACGACCTGGCTATTGCTCAGGCCAATAAAGAGTTTTGGGCCTGGCAAGGCGACGGCACGGACCATCTTGAGAGCCTGGCCTGTCCGGTCATGATCCAAGCCAGTGACTTGCGCCAGCTGTCTGGTGCAAACCTCAAGCGCTTTGAGTGTATCGGCAAAGGTGGCTCCTATGAGTTGCTAGGCGATGCGATACCGGCAGGCGAGGCCCGCGAAGAAGGCATGACGATGCTGGCCGTCTACCGAGAAACCGAGGGCGCTCGCCGCTTGTTCTATCGCTACCCTGGCGACTTTGCCAAGCGCATGAGAAAGCTAGCAGACTGATACCACTAAGCAAGCCACTTGCGAGCACTAAGATAGCACTATGAATCAAAAGATATACGACGAAGGCTATGCCGACGGGCAGGAGCTGCAAGCGGGCGAGGTTAAGCGACTGGAGGAAGAAAATCAGTCGCTGTGCGAACAAATAGCGCAAGGCGCTGAGCGCATAAGTGACCTGGTTGCTAAGAGTTCTGACCTTGCGCAGGAGCTGGACGATATGCGCCTTCGTGCCATTACAGCAGAAGGCAGGCTAAGCGCTGCGAAGGAGTCCATCCTAATCCGAGACCAGCGCTATGAGCGGCTAACCAAGGAGCTGAATGGTTTGCGCCAGGCCATTGATAGCCATATCGAAGGCAACCTTACGGAGACCTATCGCGACCATGTGAACGGTCGAAACGTCGCGCACGAGCTTTACGAGGATATCGAAGCTCTACGCAAGCTAATCGAGCCCAAGGAATAGACCATGAAGCAGTACCTTGACCTGTTAAGCCACATTTACGAAAAGGGCGCGTTCAAAGACGACCGCACCGGAACGGGCACCTATAGCGTGTTCGGCTATCAGATGCGTTTCGACCTAGCGGAAGGCTTCCCCCTGGTCACAACCAAGGCGTGTCACGTGCGCTCTATCATTCATGAGCTGCTGTGGTTCCTGCGTGGCGATACCAATATCGCGTACCTCAAGGAGAACGGCGTTTCGATATGGGATGAGTGGGCCGACGAGAACGGCAACCTTGGGCCGGTCTACGGCTACCAGTGGCGCAGCTGGCCAGCGCCAGATGGGCGCAGTATCGATCAGATTACCAACGTCATCGAGCAGATAAAGGCCAACCCTGATTCGCGCCGCTTGATCGTATCGGCCTGGAACCCTGCCCTGGTGGATGAGATGGCCCTGCCGCCATGTCATGCCCTGTTCCAGTTTTACAGCCGTGAGATGAGCGTAGGCCAGCGCCTTAAGGTATCGGACGACAAGAGTCTTTATCCTGGTATCGACTTCTCTACTGACGCCTGTCATGAGCGCGGATGGATCGCGACCGATTGGGTAACGCCTGACGGCCCTGTTGCTGCCTACCTGGATGAGCATGGCGTACCGCGTCGTGTGCTGTCCTGCCAGCTCTATCAGCGCTCTGCCGATACCTTCCTTGGGGTTCCGTTCAATATCGCCTCCTACGCGCTCCTGACGATGATGGTGGCCGCTCAGACGGGGCACGCGCCAGGTGAGTTCATCTGGACGGGTGGTGACGTTCATCTGTATGCCAACCATATCCAGCAGGTCGAAACGCAGCTTAAGCGAGAGCCCAAGCCGCTGCCCAAGATGACGCTAAACCCGAGCGTTAAAAGCCTGTTCGACTATACGTTCGACGACTTCACTTTGACCGGCTATGACCCTCACCCCGCCATCAAAGCGCCAGTAGCCGTATAACGGGAAAGCGCCCGCGCTGGCGCTTGCCTGCCTCCCCTACGCTTGGCGGACTCACCTGGAGCCCGCCATGTCCGAACTGCTCAAGCTGTACCGTGCCCGCCGCTACTACCGCGCCCTGAACGACCGGCCTGCAATGGCCTATTACACGATCCTGATACACGCCGCCGAGGCTGATTTAGGCGCTAGCGCTTAGCCTGCATACCGTTAGCACTCTGTATGCACTGTGCTAGCACCCTGCTGGCGCAATGTGCTATTGTCTGGGCACTTCCAGCCAGAGGACTGCCCGACCGTGGATATGATTATCTGCAAGCTGACTGACCGCTTTTATCAGAACGCTGACGCCACGTATTCGCTCTACAAAGCCCGCGCCAATGGGCCTAAATTCTTTACTGCCGTATTCGAGGGTAAGAACGCGCCAGCTCCACGTAAAACCGTAGAGCTGACCTTGTTCGGCGCATGGGAAAAGCACCCCAAGTACGGCAAGCAATTCAAGATTGAGCGCATCGAGCCATTCAAGAAAACTTCACTAGACGAAGCCAAGCAGCGCCGCCAGGCTACCCGCGCGCTAGGCGATACAGGGGAGCAAGTAGCATGACCGAAGAAACAGGCAAGCCGGTTGATTTTGGGCCGGAGGCACTGACCATGCCAGGCGGCTCCATCGCCTTTCCGCAAGGCGACGTAGAGGTACACGTTTTTGATGCGGTAAATGAGAGCGCGCTTCGCCCTGGGCCGAGAAAGGGCGTTCGCCTGGTACACAAGCCGTCCGGTATCGAGGTGAGTCGCTTTACAGAGGACAGTCTTGATTTAAACCGTCAGCGCGCTTTGTTAGACCTGCTGGAAGCGCTTGCAAACCGAGGCAAGACGGCTCCCCTTGCTGGAGTAGAGGCGCTGGCGCTTGGGGCGACCATTTACAGGCGGCCCGAGCGTGGTAACGCCCCTGATTGGGCCGAGGCCGAGCGCATCGCCAATCTGCCTGCCGTTCATGAGGCGCTAAAGAACTTTGCCCATGATGCGACCGATAGCAATGGCGTAGAGATTGTGCTTGCCGTACTGGACGAGGCATTCAAAGCGAAGGGGAGTCGGTAGCATGAAACACAGACCAAAGGGCAGCATGTGCGTGACGTGCGCCCATGCTTTGCGTAACTGCTCGCACCTGCCGTTTGAGGCCATGCCGGTCATTGCCAGGGATCGCGACGGCGTGTCAGTGGTGCGCTGTGGTGACTTCATGCGGGCCGGTAACGACCGCGATAGCACGCGCCTACTGTCGAACCTGGCTGGCGCATATCCTAATAACACCCTAGTACAGGCTGCCTACCGCGCCTACTTGGCTCAGAGCCTGACGTCTAATGAGGCGCTGGCCGAGGTATTCGAAGCCCTGATTGAGTTCCAGCAGGCCCGCATCGCGGAAGACTTGCACAAGGCAATGATGGCCCCGCTATCGCCGATGCTTGGCAAGTTCAACACAACCGTGTGAAATACAGCACCCTGCTAGCAGGACGGCAGCAGAGCGCGTGCTGTACGCTAGCAGGCTGATACCAACTAGAACGTAAGGACAGACGATGAAAATTGCAGTAGCGAACCCGAAGGGCGGCGTAGGCAAAACGATGATAAGCGTTCAGATATCGATAGAACGCGCGCGTATTGGTCGCAAGGTACTGCTAGCGGACGGAGACCCGCAAAAGACCAGCAGCAACGCCACAACGGTGCGTATGCGGGCCGGTATCGAGCCTGTCGTGATGGGCGCGCATCTGCCGCATGGCGATGAGTTCTTTCACCAGGTCGCCAACCAAGGCGCATTGTACGACGATGTGGTGATGGACGTGGGTGGTTTCGACTCCGAGGCCCTGCGTTCGGCCCTGGTACTGGCTGACGTGCTGCTGGTGCCGGTTCATCCACGCGCGTTCGATAGCTGGGCGCTGGGCCGCATGAGCCAACTCATTCAGGACGCCAACCGTTCGCGCGTCATGGCCAATCGCTCGCCCGTCACGACCTACTGCATTCTCAGCAAAGCTGACCCGCTAATTAAGGGCAAGCACACCAGCGACAACCTATCCACCATAGAAGCCATCGATCATTTTGAGACGCTGCCGTATCTCGAAGCCCCCTTGGTTGACCGCAAGTCATTTGCGCTATCGGCGGCAATGGGCCTTTCCGTTGAGGAGATGCCCAAGGCCGAGCGTGACGAGAAGGCGTGCGAGGAGCTGCGCACGTTAATGGCGGCCATCTTCGAGAACGTAATACCGCCGCGTATCGATGAAACAGAGGAAGTAAAACCGTCATGAAAAAAGCACGCCCAAGCCATCTGCCGCCAGATGATGCGGTAAGCCTGGAGCAGGCCACTCAGGCATTCCGAAAAGGAGCCGAGCCTGCCTTTACCGAGCCGGAAAAGGAAGCCCCAAAAGCGCCAGTGCGCCAGCCTAAGACCAAGGCCGGAACCGAGCGCGTCACGCCCGTTCTGGAAACCAGCATGGTGCTGGAGCTGGACGAGGCCGCCGAGATCATGAGCCGCAAGACGGGCACCAAATACAGCCGCAATTCCGTTATCCGCGTCGCCTGCCGTGAGTTCCTAGACCGGCTGCAATCCTCCGACAAGTAAGCCCCTCTGCCGCCTGCCCGTCGCGGGCGGCATCTCCCTCTCAATTCCTGTATCAGACGCTTGCAAAGCCTTTGGCCGTTTGCGAAGATATTGCGTATATTTGCCGCGTCTGGCATGAAATTGTTTCGCATGAGCTAGGAGTTATGGCAAAAAAACGAATCCCTATTGTTGGGCCTACCAAGCGGCCCACGAAAGATGAGGTTTTAGAGGCCCGAAAGGCGGTCGGTTATTCTCAGACCGAGGCCGCCAATGTCATTCGGGTATCGCTGCGCCAGTGGCAAAACTACGAAAGCGGCGAGAGTGAAATGCACCCTATTTTCTGGCGCTACTTCTGCCAAACCTTCAACCTGGAGCCCTAACGATGAACGCTGATTATCAGGCAGAACAAGCAAAGCGCGCCGAGGAGGCTGCGCAGTACCAGGCGTGGATTCATGGGCTTTCGTATGGCGATAAGGTCGCCTATGGGAATGGTCGGACCTGGACCCTTTATACGGTCGAGCGCTTAACCGCTACGCAGATCGTAACTCTTGAGGGCGCACGCTTTCGCCTAAAGGATGGCGGGCAGGTCGGCGTTAATCAGTATTGGCATATCCAGCCGGTCACGGATGAAGTGCAGGCCCAAATGCAAGAGCGCGCCAACCGCACCCGCTTTGCCTGCCTCAAGCCCGAAAGGCTAAGTGCTCAGCAGATTGCTGCTGCGCTCAAGGCCATTGACGACCTGGACCTTAAGCCCATGTGGACAAAGGCGGAAATAACCGAGTTTGACCAGCTGGTAAACGCAGTTAGCAGCCTTAACCAGGTTAAGCGCATCGAGGCCAATTTCAAGCAACGCGAGTTCGTCGAGAAGCATGGCCAGGAGAAGTGCGACGCCATGTTCAAGCACCTGGAGAGCGGCGGCGAGAAAGAAGACGGCCCATTAGTCAAGGCCAGTCCGGCCAAGTAAGGAAAGCGTCATGCTGCGCGATGAGCGGGAGCGTATTCGCAAGGAGCTAGAAGCACATTCGGGGAAGTGCGTTGTATGGCTGGCTGAGCAGTTGTTAGACCTGCTCAATGCCGCCGATAAAACCGAACGACTGGAGCGGCATATACAGCAGCTTGAACTAGAGCTTGCCGAGCACCGCCAGGACACTGATAAACCTTAAGGTGACGTATGAGTAGTCTCACCATAGGCCAACGGATCGCCGAGACCGAGGCCGAAATTGCGCGGTTAGTTGAGGCCGCAAGTAAAGCGCATCAATATTCAGGCTATGCCGATACCGCGCAGGCCCGTCGCGTTGACAAAGAATATGCGTATGAGCTTGATGCGCGCATCAGGAACCTGCGCCGCTCCCTTTCCATTGAGATAGGCGATATCGCGCTCTATCCAATGCCGACCGATCCTGGCGCGGTGGATGCAGATGGCTTTTCGGCCTTTGCCAGGCTCTGCCGCGACGCCGAGGAGGAGCGCAAAGCGGCCCGCCGTGAAGCCATGCGCCCCGCGCTTGAAAATCAGCGCCGGTTCGGAAAGTTAGAAAAAATGACCATCGTCCAGCAGATAGCATGCGGCATCCGATCAAAGACCGCGCCGCATCCGTTCATTGTTGACCCGATTACGCGCGAGCCGTTGACCGCTTAAATCCTATTTTCTGTTCAGGATAAGCCGTATGAACCGCACGCCTCTCGCCGCTCCACTGCTGGATACTGCCAGCACTCCTGCCCCCAAGACTACGGCACGCCCCGCGCGCGTGCCCAAGCCCACCAAGGCCGAGAAGAAGGCCGCCAAGCGTAAGCGCCAGGACCAGCGTTACCTAGTGCCGCTAATGCTGGCTGTGACGCGCCAGAACATTCGCCAGATTCTGGAGAATGCCGAGCAGCACACCTGGCAGCTCCACGACCAAGGCATGCTGAGCCTGCTGCTGAGCCCCGAGGTTGTATTGACCATTGGCAGTAACGAGGACCGCGCGCCTAACACGGCCTGCATCCAGACGCACCGCTATGGCTATGAGCACATGGTTTTGAGTGGCGAGGCTATCGATACCACGTATGTGGCGCACCTGGGCGGCCTGGGCCATGCCCGCCAGGAGGCGACGGTGGACGAGGCGGGCTACAGTCCTGTCGGCTTCAAAGTGTTCTGCGGCCTGGATGAGGTCCGCACCGTTACCTTGCGCATTGGCGAAAGCGTGATTCATACGCCTGACGAGCCGTGCTGCTTTACGCTGGCGCATGGCGCTGTAGTCGTGTCTCGTCGTGACGTTGAGAGCGACCGGCAGACGGCCTACTTCTACAGCCGCAAGGAAGCCCGCGAGAATCTGCCGCGCGTTGCTACTGCATCGAGCGAGGACGTGGCCCGCATCGTCGGCCAGGCCCTTGAGCTGTGGCGCATCTCCAGCGGGGAGGCTGCGTAATGACTCGCAAGCACCAGCATTACTTTCATAGCGTCGAGCACCTGTCCGTCATTGACGTGTACCGCATCTGTGAGATGTATGTGGACGACCCCAGCGGCGCGACGCAGCACGCAATCAAAAAGCTGCTTCTGCCTGGCCAGCGTGGCGGTGGAAAGGGCCGGATTAAGGACCTACGAGAGGCCGCCGATACGATCAAGCGCCGTATCGAGATGCTGCTAGAGGATGAGGCGGCAGAGGCCGTTATTGCTGCGCCCATGCCTGACCTTGATGAAGCGCTTAGCGCTATGTTGGTCGCGCAGCAGGAAGATGCAGTGGAGGCGGGCCAGGCCGTAGCGCCGGAAGGCTGGGAGCGTGGTGACGTGCTACGGCTTCGCATTGATGTGGGCGTAAGCGCTTGGAAGGTAGGTGATGAGCTTTTTGTTCAGCGGCATAGTAAGGGTGCCGCCTGCTCATACATAACGGTTTCAAACGTGCTCAGAGAGCCGCATGCCTTGCCGCCAGAGGGCTGCCATGACTTTTGCTTTCCATCGAATTGCCTGGCGCTTACTCAAGCGTTCGAGTGGATGCGCGCCCGAAATTAGAGCCAGCGCCCTGCTAGCATAATGCACGCATGGGGCTGTCATACTGATAGCTCCATTTTTGAACCAAAAGATAACAAATTTTGTTATCAGGTGCTTGCAAACGGCAAGTGACTTGCGTAGTCTTCTCTCTGCCCGATACAGGGCAAGAATGCGGCATAGATCGCACTTCTATACCTAAGTCCAGCTGGATGGCTGGCCACCAGAGAGAACACAAAATGTCACGTCATAACGTTGTTTTTGCTCGTGCTTTAACTTTCATTTCGTCCCGCTATGGTCGCAAGGCAGCCACGCTGTACGTGCGTCAGCGCCTGCAAGGTTTTACGGCGCGTGAGGCTCGTTTAAATGCCGTTCATGCCGATAAGGCTATTCGCCCATGCTCTGCCGCTGAATACGACGCCGCTCTGTTAAGCGCGGGCGTTCGTGTCGAGTTCAACCGACTAGGCGACATTCTGGTTAAGCGTGAAGGGCAGGTTATTGCCATGTCCGTCGCTCGCGGCTCCGAGATCGCCTACTTCATCGACCAGCGTCAGAAAGCAGCTTAAGGACCGTCCGTAATGAGCTACTACAAATCCAACGATCCGCACGTATTGGCCGCACGCCAGCAGTTCATTGCCGCCTGCCATCGAGTGCAGCGCGAAGGTGAAGCCTTTGCCGCGACCTTTCCCGATGCCGTCGCCGTGTTCCATAACGATGCCAGGGGCCGCCGCTTTGCGGGCCTGCGCTTCACTGGCGTGGATAACGACGCAGTGCTGGACTGCTGGACAGATGCCAACCCGTCGCGCGGCTTCTCTCGCGTACCGCGCAATGTGCCAATGGAAGGCTACCCGCCTGGCCGTGACGATGAAGTCATGGAGGATATCGAGGTGCTACGCGGACGTTGGGTACATAACGCGCCTTACTTCGAAGCCGATATGACGCCGCTACTGGCAACCCTGGGTATCGACCTGCATAGCACGAGCGCAGGGCACGGCCTGCATTGGTTTGACGGCCTGGACGGTTATTTCTACTTCCATGCTCGCACCGCTGCCGATGCGTGCTGCATTGAAATCCTGGGTAGCGAGTACCGCGCCGCCGAAGACGCCCGCATGGCCTCCGAAACCGACCAGCGCCAGCAGGGCCGCGTGTTCTAAATCCCTCCCACCTGAGCGGGCTGTAGAGCCCGCCTTTCCAAAGGTAGACACCATGAGCAAGCACACTATTGCGAGCCTAACGAGAGCGGGCGTTATCAAGCGCGGCGACAAGGGAATGCACGTCGAATTATCAGCCTTACGCCTGGTTGAGAACTTCAATATGCGGGAGGAGGGCGAGCGCCTGGAGAAATCCATTGACGAGCTGGCGGAGGCCATCATTGACGGTATCAAGCGCGGCAAGCCGCTCAAGCTGCCTAATATCGAGGTTGAGCCTAACGAGTTCGGCACGCTGGACGTTGTCGAAGGGCACCGCCGCACCAGGGCTTACCGCAAGGTCGTTGCAGCAGGCTATGACGTTGGCCGCATCTTTATCGATGAGTTCAAGGGCTCGTCAGCCGAGAAGAAGGCGCGCATTGCCAGCAGTAACAACCAGCTGCCGCTACTGCCTATCGAGCAGGCCAGGCTGTATGCCTCCCTGCGCGACGAGGATGGTTTGAACAACCAGCAGATTGCCGACCTTGTGTTTAAGAAGCGCCAGCACGTTGAGCAGATGCTCAAGCTGTATGACGCAGGTCCCGAGGTAATGGAGCAGGTCAGTACAGGCGTGATATCTGCCGCGACCGCTGTGGACCTGGCGCGCAAGCATGGCGATGACACGGCCAAGGTGATCCGCCAGGAGCACGCCAAAGCGATCAAGCAAGGCCAGCAGAAGGTCATGCCCAAGACAATCAAGGCAGGCTCCGTGCCTAAGAGCCTGGTAGATGACCTGGTAGCAGTTGCCAAACGCTTTGCTAGCGAGCTGCCTGCCGAGGTGCTGGCGCAGGTCCAGCGCTACCGCAGCGGGGAGAAAGCGCTAGGCGATTCGACGGCACAAATCAGCATACGCACCCTAAACGCCCTGGTAGCCACTGCCTTGCACGTTAGCGACGTTAAGGCAGACAAGGAGCGCCAGGCCGAGGAAAAGCGCCAGCAGGCCGCGCAGGAGGCTCAGAGCAATGATGTTTAATCCTGGAGACCGCGCAGTGATCGTTAATAGCGAGGATTCGCGCTGCCTTGGCTCAGGCGTGGCTATTGAGGCCGCGCTAGGCAATGGCCCTGATGTTAAGTACCAGGGCGACTGCTGGCGCGTCGAGACAACCGAGCCCGTCTATGCCGTGCGCCTGGTACATGGCCAATTCATGGGCTGTACGATGATAAGCGGCGCGCTTGCAATGGATTCGCCTGTAGACGTGTTCCGCGAAAGCTATCTGATGCCCATAGGCGGGCTTCCTCTGGCCGAAACGGCAGGTCAGCTTGAGGTATCGCTATGATTGACTTTGGTTTCCTTGGCGATGCGACGTTGCGCACTAAGATTCGCTGCACCGCTGATGTGGTTGAAGCGCTCTTGGATAAGCGGTCTCCCAGCGTGGGCACTGTCGCTGCTAACCGCGTGAGTCTGGAAGCTCCGCCGTTCCCTAAAAAGCCAGGCGCAGATAGCCCCGCAGATTGCGAGGCCAGGCGCGAGCTGGGCAAGACGATAGAGGCCATGTTCGCCATGAGCCTTGGCTTTGAGAGCGAAACCTATACCCGCCAGATAGTAGATGTGCCACGCGCGCCAGCCCCCGCGCTCAGGTATCAGGAAATGCTTGATTCAATTGAGAAGGCGGCTACCACTATCAAGGAGGATCGTCTATCCAGCGCGGACCGCAATCTAATGATGCAGTTGCGCCCGACTCCAATGCTGACCGGAACCGTCAATCATTTGCAGGAGCGCAAGTGGGCGCACCGTGTCATGTATCAGCGCCAGCGCCGGTTCAACGAGCGACCAATGTGGATGGTCGTTCGGACAGCTGACGGCCTGTACGTCCATCCTGACCTAGCGCGCAAGATCAGCGAGGCTATCGCCAAGGAGCAGTAAGCGTGTCGTATGCCTTGATGAAGCGGAACCGCGAGGTTCTGGAAATCGCATGGAGGCCATTGATTAAAAACCGGACAGCCGCCAGCGGGGAGCGCGAGCGCTACTGTCCAGCCTGTGAGGAGTGGCTACCGATGACCGATCACTGGTTTAGGTTTATCGCGGCCCGAGGGTATTACCGCAGCATTTGCCTGGACTGCGAAACAAGCGAGGTTCGCGAAAGGCGCAGTAAGGCGCGCGTGCTGGCGCGTATCGAGGTAACGCTATGATGCTTAAAGTTCGCCGGTATAACAAACCACCACGGCCACGAATACCCATCGAGCAACGCAAGAAATGGCGCAAAAACCGACGTGGCCAGCTTGAGCGGCACTGCCGCTGCTGCGAGAAGTGGAAGCCGGTAGAGGCGTTCGGCTTTATCGAAAGCGCAGGGCATTACCGCAGCTTGTGCAAGCCATGCGATAGCCAAGTACAAAAGGAGTACCGACTTCGGAAAATGGCTGCCGCCTAGCCTTTTCTGCCGCTGTACCGTGTCCAGATTCCCATTCTGGACACGCTCCATGTCTGACGCCACACACGACGACGAAGTGCTGCAAGCCTTAAGCGCAGCCTATACCGAAAACGCAACGGAAACCGCCAAACGCTGCCTGGAGCAGATCGTCGCGCACTTTCCTATCAGCGTAGTGCGCGAGGCGTTCAAGCGGCTTGAGGCCGAGTTAGGCTGTGGCTGCTAAGAAACAGTTATCCCTTGTCGCCGATCCGCGCTGGAAGGCGTTTGCTGAGCGCTATGCGCTGGATGCTGCCCGCTTCGCCATCGAAGTGTGCGGCATGTCGATTACTGACCAGCAGTGGGAGCTGTTCGATAGCGTCAGTCCTTTCGGATCAAGAACGACGGTTTCATCCGGCCACGGCTGCTTTGCGGCTGGGACTGAGATCATGCAGGCGGACGGCTCAGTTATTGCCGTCGAGGATGTGCTAACAGGCCATCGATTGATGGCTGATGACGGGATTAATTATCGGACGGTGATCGAGCTAAAGCGCGGTCGCGAAACGATGTACCGCGTCACGTATGCAGATGGCACAAGTCACACGGTCAATGCTTCCCACGCGCTTTGCGTGGCGAATGGCCTGCACGATCCGCTTGAAGAAGTAACCGTTACCGAGTGGCTGGCAGACCCTAACCGTAAGCGATTTTGCCGTCGGGTTTTGCGTGAGTCGGGCCGCAAGCCGAGAGTTGTTGAGCTGCCGATTAAGTCAGTGGAGTGCCTGGGCGAGGGTGACTATTTTGGTTTTACCCTAGACGGCAATCATCGGTTTTTGGGTGGTGACGGGACAATCCTGCGAAACACTGGCAAGACGCGCAGCTTTGCCGTTATCGCACTGTGGCACATGCTCTGCTTCCAAGATTCGAACACCTACCTGACTGCGCCCAAGCTTGCGACACTGCAAGAGGGTATCTGGAAAGAGTTTTCAACCCTTAAGGAGTTGATCGAGCAAGGCGCACAAGGCTGGATTGCCGAATACTTCGAGATCAAGGCCAAGAAGGTCTACGTCAAGGGTGCGGGCCTGCGCTGGTTCGTGACCTGCCGTACTGCGCCGCGTGGCTCGCCAGAAGGCATGGCCGGTACACACGGTAACTACCTGCTATGGCTGGCGGACGAAGCGTCGGGTATTCCAGAAGCCAACTTGAAAGTTATCGCAGGCGCTCTGACAGACAAACGCAACCGCTTTGCGATGGCCTCCCAGCCGACGCGCTCGTCTGGCTTCTTTTATGACTCGCACCACGCCTGGAGCGTGGAGAATGGCGGGAACTGGAACGCGCTTATCTTCAATTCCGAAGAGTCCATTCTTGTCTCGCTGGAGTTCCTGCGCGACAAGATGCTGGAGTACGGCGGGCGCGATTCCGTTGAATATCAGATCAAGGTGCAGGGCCGATTCCCTGAGCACTCCGACAAGTACCTGATATCGCGTAAGAGCCTTGAGCGCCGCATCGGAGCCCCGCGCGTCATTGCCGAGCATGAGCCCTACGGCAATATGCTGCTGGTGGACGTGGGCGCAGGCGTGTTCCGTGACAAGACGGTTGCGATTCATGCGCGCGTCATTGGCCAGGGCGGGCCGGAAGCGCCAGACCCGCGCCGAATGGACGCTATGAGCATTCCGGTATTTACCAACTCCTGGGACTGGACGGACGCCGCTGGTATGGTTGCCCATCATGCTCGTGAGCTTTCCAATTGCACCGTGATGGTGGACGTTGGCGGCCAGGGCGTGCAGTTCGTCAAGCTGCTGGAGCGCCTGGGCGTACCCAATATCATCAAGGTCAATTGGGGACACATGAACTTCCGTAAGGAGTACCGCGACCGCTTTGTCAGTCAGCGGGCACAGTGCAACGTCCACCTAAAGTTTGCTGTTGAAAAGGACCGTATCAGCATCGTCGATCAGCACACTAAAGACCTGCTAGACCAGGGTGGACGTCTGCCGTTTGGGTTCGACGACAAAGGTCGCTGGACGATCATGAGCAAGGATGAAATGAAGCACAAAGAAGGCTTGCCGTCGCCTGACTTATTGGACGCTCTCGCCTTTGGGTTCCTTGAGAGCGCGCACTACATTCAGGCTGATAACGACGTGCAGTCGGAAGCGGGAGACCGCAAACGGCAGAGCGTTAATGCGGCGCTTGAGGCGCTGGGCCTTGCGTCGTAATTTTTGTAATCATATGGTGCAGAATCTGTTATCAGGTGATACAATCCGAAAACTTGGCTAGAGCACCTGACCGCAAGTCACTTGCAAGCCCAGCAGACCAAGGCATAGACCCTGGCAAGCCTTCTAAAGTAATGGAGTGTCACCAGTGAAAGTAACAACCGCAAACGTAACCAGACTCACGCTAACCGAGCTAGCTGAGTTCTCCCTTGATCCTGTGACCGTGATCCTTGAGGACTACGCGAAAGGCCAGGGCAAAATCATTATCGAGTGCTACGGCTCGTCCTGGTCGAGCTATTGGGGCGCAATGGGCGGGCGCAGCGTTGCTCAGTTCTTTATCGACTGCGATAGCGACTACTTGATTGGCTGCATGAGCCATGTCAGTCAAAAGCGATTCGACTCTGAGGCTTTGAAACAGGTCATGAAACGCGCCTTGCTGGCTGCCAGGCGTGACTATTCGATGTGGGGGAAATCGCCTGCCTCGGTTGATCGCTTCCAGCTTTTGCCGTTAGACGCTGGCGCGGCGCGTAATGCGTTTGATGAGCTTGATTCCATCTATGACGGATACGAGTTCTATAACCTGCCATCTCATCTAATGGAGGCCTTTTTCGGTATCGATTGGATGACATACGCCAGCCAATACGGCCAGGTTCCTAACGATGACTACCTGTATCTGGAGCGCATCGTTAAGGCCGTTCAAGCGGGCCTTGCCGAGTCTCTGAAAAGTGCCTCGAACATGGCCGAAAATGAGGCGCAAGACCCTGTAAAAGCTAAGTTTTTACTAGATTTTGCCGAATACCTAAGAGCCGAAGCTGAGCGGATTGGCAACGGCCATCAAGCAGGACTCCTCTACGCAGCCGACCGCGCCGCCGCGCAAGCCTACCAGGCTGATAGGTCGCTTATTCCATCGAGGCAGTAGTAATGAGCGCGACCATTCTTGAGCATGTCAAAGAAGCGTGTATTGAGGCGCTGCAATGCCTGCCGTCGGGCCACGTAAAGCAGCTGACAACAAAGAGCGTGGTCGATAACGACTGGTTTTGTGTATCCAATGGCCTGGGCGCTCCAACGCTTAGCATTGCTACACGCGCCGGTATGACTAACGCAACGTGCCGTGCTGAGCTGATAAAGCTGGCCGCCAGAGGCGAGATTATCAAGATGCAGAAAGCGGCCAGCAAAATAACCTGGTGGCCGGTCGGTCTGTGCGATGAAATCGCCAAGGGCTATTTGCAGCCGCATCGGTAGGAAACCAGCCGTAAAGAGGCCCTTTTCCACCTGGCAAAGTGGCCTCTTTTGATTACCTTCGAGCCATCGCCATGCAAGAGAAACAGACCTGTTTCGTATGCGGCCACGTCACCACGCCGCAAAACCCTCAGTCGCATACCTGCGCGTATGTTCTGCGCAATACCGTGCGCCTGATGAGCGAGGAAATGGCCGCCCTGCGCGTGACGCTAAGCGCTGAGCAGGCCCGCGTAGCAGAAGCGGACGCCCGCGCAAGGGCTATGTATAAGCGCGGCCATAGGGCTGGCCTGCGCCTTGCAATGCGCCTGGTTAAGCGTCTGACGGCTGGCGCGTTCGTGCGCCGTCGTGCGGTGGAAAGTGTTTTAACTGTTATCGAGCACGCGGACCTAGACCGCTAACTGTTCTCATGAGGTTGTTACCATGAGTCAACCTGTAAATTCGTTCACGCCAGGCACGTTTGCCTATGAGGCCGAGGCCCTGCGCCTAAAGGGCCTGCCGCGCCGGACTGCTGCCAAGCAGTTAGGCATTCCTGAAACCAGCTTTCGCCAAATGTGCGCATCGGCTGGCGTCACGAGCTGGCCTAATCATCACTTGGGTGCGAAAACAACGCGCGCCAAGGGCTTGCGCTGCGTCAAGGGTATAACGGGCTCTATCGACGAGCTATGCCGTCATTTTGGCGTCGTCGGTGTCGCGACGGCCTATCGCCGAATCAAAGAGGGCTGGCGCGCAGCTGATGCCGTGTTATTGCCGCGCGGCGCGCCAAAGCCTGCTGGTACGGTAACGCCTGAAAAGCCTGCTGTGGTCGGCGTAATAAGTGTGCCGCCTGAGCTGTATGCGCTGGCCGAAAATACGCCCTTTGAACTGCTGGCCTCGGTGGTCACGCAGTATCGCGAAGCATATCGCTAGCCGTTCGGAAAGTGACCGCGCAGGCTCGCTCTGAGCTTGCGCACACTGCGCTGCATGAAAGAAGCAGCCAACTTTTACAAAGCCGTCCGTACCTTCTCCGCGACTCGCGAGACCTGGCACGACGCAATTCGCTACGATGTTAAGCCCGACGAGGAATATAACCTGCCGCTGGTGTCTCAGCGCGTCTATGGCAATCGTGACGAATCCCTAGCCGTGATGGCCGCCGCTGGCCTGGATCGATTCGACCAGAAGCTTACGCAGCGCACCATTATCCTACCCACACATGCGCAGCTTGAAGCCATAAAGCAGCAGACCGGCTTTACCAGCACCGCCATTATTCAGAGCTGATTATTAGCCTGTAGTTTCTATATAATCGAACCGATAACATTGATTGAAAGGTTCGATATGGCAAGGAAGCACCTTTGTGGTCTTTACAAGATCACAAGTCCAAGCGGAAAAATGTATATCGGCAGTTCGGCCAATATACAGAAGCGAATAAATGAGCATCGCGGCCACTTTGCGCGCGGCGACCACTACAATGCGAAACTTCGGTATGCCGCTCGAAAATATGGTGCGCAGGCCATGCAATTCGATATCGTGCTGCTGTGTGAGCGGGAGACGTTACGAGACCTTGAGCAGCTGGCTATTAATCATATCCAGCCTGAATACAATATTGAGGTAACTGTAGCCAAGGTGCTGCATGACTTCTGGAAAGACCCTGAGTGGCGCAAGAGAAATAGCCAGCGCTGCGCTGTTCAGAATCGAGAGCGCTGGAAAGACCCTGAATACAGGGCCGCGCAGTTGAAAATTATGAGCTGCCAGGCTCAATGCCCTGAGCGTCGCGCCAGTGCTGCCGAGCGCCTTAAGGCAAGATGGCTTGATGAAGAATACAGGCAGAAGATGGCCGTTCAGTCTGGCAAGATATTCAAGCGTCTTTTTGCTGATCCTGAATACCGCGAAAAGCATTCCAGGCGGCAGTCGGCCTTAATGCGCTCTCGCTTGGAGAATAGCCCGTCGTTTCGTGAGCACCTGGCCAAAATCGGAGTCGGCGTAAACAAAAGGCCATTATTCTGCATAACGACAGGAGAGTATTTTCCTGGCGTGGCCGATGCCGCCAAGGCTAAAGGTATATCGGTGTCCGTCATTAACAAGCAGTTTGACGGCAAGCCAACTAGGTCCGCTTTGCAGTGGCGTTACCTGACTGCTGAGGAGCTTATCGCTCGCGGCATTGATCCTGCTAAGGTTCGCACGGACAAGCCTTCTAAGGGCCGGAAAAGGGATTATGTAAAGCCACACAAGCCAGTGCTGTGCGTGGAGCTTAATAAGGTCTTTGCAAGTGCGGGAGAGGCGCATGCGGCTTTTGGCTTGGAGAAGTCTGGAGCGATACCTAGCGCTATAAGCAAAGGTCGGAAAGCGCTAGGTTATAGCTGGCGCTATCTGGCGGAAAATGAGGCACCTAAAGTCTTTGATAGCTATTCGTTTGCTGCCCTGGCTGACCTTCGCAATGAGTCGCGTTGCCGTCCCGTAAAATGCTTGGATACCGGAGAAGTCTATAAGTCGGTCGAGCATGCGGCGTTGTCGCTAGGTCTGGAAAGCTCAGCCAGGTACAGCATATTCGACGCTATCAGGGGAAGAAAAGAAAAAGCCTACGGCAAACGCTGGGGCTATGCCTCTGATAAGGTGCCCAATAGTGCCCAAGATTCGCCCCGAGAGCCTGCCGCCAGCGCGTAATGTTCGCGCGCAATCAATCCGCGCCTTCGCTGAGGAGGTAAGGCAACGCCAGTCCGACCAGGGCCGAGAAGGCAATACGCTAATATCGCCCGATGAGATTGCTGGCGATTATAGTTTCTCCCGAGCACTGTTTACGACGCTTGGGGGAAAACCTAAGATCATCACGGCAGATGATTTAAAGACCTTCACGCATAACGTGAGACAGCTTAAGAATCAAGCTAAGTCTAAGCGCATCTATGGCGGCATAAGAGCGAAAAGTGTCATAGACATGTCGTGGAAGGCTGACCGGCAGCGCGCGAATCGAGAGATTCACATGGCTAACCCGACGCATTACGCCGCCATGACTGAGGGAGGAGGGCAGGGTACGTCACTGGTTGTCCACTTCTATACTAATGCAAGTGCTGATTCTGAATTCACGCACCACAATGTAAACGTCCAGTTCTTGGACTTCGGCGCGGTCGTGGCTTCGCCAGTGAAGTCTGACAAGATTATTAAGCAGATGACGGGTGGACGTTTGCGCTTCGAGTGTAGCTGCCCCCGCCACAAGTATTTCTTCCGCTATGTAGCGACGCAGGCCGAGTATAATTATGGTCGGGCTGAGCTGTCTTTTCCGAAGATAACCAACCCTGGCTTGTCTGGCGTCGCCTGCAAGCACGCGCTGAGGGTAATGCAAGTGATCCTGCATTCTGCGACGTTCAATGCCTATGCTAAGCGCGTTGTTCAGAAGTTTAGGGATGACATATCCCATACGAAAGATATCGCTAAAGTTGCCGATCAGCGCAAGATGGCCGAGGCCATGCGCAAGGAAGACTCGCGCAGACGCAATATCAAAACCAGCAGCGAGAAACGGGCGCAGCGCCAGGCGCAGCCGTCTTACCAGCGGCAATTGGCTGCCAGAGCCGCTGCGCGCGCCGAGGTTGCGAAAAAGCCCGCCGCCAAGGCCAAGATACCCGATGCCAAGTTTATCGCCATGCTGCGCTCTGCTGGCTTTAGCGAGGCACAAGCACAAGCCGCATTGGCTGCCGCCAAGGCAACGACCTGATGGGAAAGCGCAGGCAAGAGCCCTGCGCCAGGCTCCGCAAAATGGAGCCACTTTTAACCCATGAGTGTTTTGCAAATGACTGCTTCTGCTCCCGCCACTGTTTCCCACCATAACAACGCCGTCGCGCAAAAGCTGCGCGCCCTGGCCGACCTGCTCGAAGCCCCTGCGCATCCTGGTGTGAGTACCGCTGTGATTGCAGTCGGCTACGGCAATGAAATGGTGCCGTTTGTGGTCGGCGAGAACGAGTGGCCACGTACCGCAGGCATGCTGCTGGCGGCCTCTCGTGACGTCTGCGACCCGAAAGCGCGCGTCACCCTTTAACCATTAGGTAGAACCATGCTTACCAACGTACCCGTACAAGTGGCCCGCGCGCAGCGGCAAATGGTGCTCCGTGCGCCCAACTCAATGGAATGCACACTGCTGCGCAAAAAGATCAAGCGCAGCTCCGAAGGGGAGGCCATTGGCGGTATGCCGCTATTGGGCGGCCTGGGCGTACTGGATAGCGAGGACGAGCCGGATTACGAGTACGAGGAAATCGGCGAAGGCAGGGTTCTGTTTTGCGGTATCTACCAGGCCGCGCCTGGCAACGTGGTTGATAGCGGCGACGGCGTCATTTACGCAGAGGGCGCAATGGAGTGCCTGGTAGAGCCCAAGGTAGAAGGCGCGTTCGAAGTCAAAAAGCATGATGAGATCATGGTAATGCCAGGCATGGGATTCGTGCTGCCCTATGAGGTGGTCGGCATCACGTCCGTCAGCTCGATTCCGCCGTACCTGCCGCGCCTGATTGTTGAAAAACGCCAGGATTCGAGCGTAGGTATCTAACTCGGAAAGCGCCCGAAAAGGTCGCCATTTTTCACGCCTAACATCGCCAATTATGAATTGGCTAACGGCCTGGTAAACATGGTGAACTTATTAAACGGCCTCAAGGCGGCGTCACGGCGATTCCTGGGCGTCGTCGAGTCGGCACAAAACATCGAGACCGACGCTATAGCCTACGGCTACGACGGCGTAACGGTCTCCATGCTGCTGGGTTCCGGCAAAAACCCTGCCCGATCCCGCGCAACCATTTACGAAAAATACCACTTGATGATGGGCGACCCGATTATCTCCACGGCCCTGCGCGCGCATGTCACGCAAGCGCTAGGCGGGCACGAGACGTCGGGCGACACGATTTTTCTGGAGCCGAAAAAGGACGTATCCGGTGCGCTTAAAAAGCAGGTCGAGGAGATTGCTAGAGCGCTGCTGCCGCTCCTTAATCGCGACGCGCACACGATTGCCTTTAAGGCGGCAGGCTTTGGCGACTCCTACGCGCGGCTAATCAGCAAGAAAGGTGTCGGCGTTACCGAGATGTATACCGGCGACATGATCCTGCCGCCGCTGGTGCAGCCGTATGAGCGTGGTAACACGACGACGGGCTACCTGGTGACGGCCAGCACCAAGAAAATCTCCGAGCGCTTTACCGTCAAGCAGATGGCCCGCTGCAAAATGGCCCGTATGGGCTGGGTTCCGCAGGTCAAGGCGCAAGAAATCGCGCAGGTCATTGCCTTGGCCAAGGACAACGTCGAGGAGTGGCCGCATGTGCCGTCCCTGGTCGGCGGATCGTTCCTAGAGGCGGCTGAGACGCCCTATGACCGATTGTCCACCAGCCTCCTGGGCCTGGTCTCTAACCGCATCCTGGGTTCGATTGATGAATCCCTGATGACCGTCAACATGAGCGGCATGTCGCTTGAGAACCGCAACATGCTGATGGCCTCCCTGGGCAACCTGCTCAAGGCCAGCAAGGAACGCACGCGCAAGCTGATTGAGGAGGGCAAGTTTTCGACCGAGCGCATTACTCATGTGCTGCCCGTCGATAACGAAAAGCAGCTGACGCAAGTCCAGTCGTTTCAGGGCTCTGCCGGTAGCTCAACGATATCGATTGAAGACGTCATGCTACAGGCCAAGCTCCTGGCAGGCGCGCTGGGCATTGACCTTGCGCTGCTGGGCTTTGCTGACCAGTTGGCGGGCGGCCTGGGCGAGGGCGGTTTCTTCCGCACGTCCGTCCAAGCGGCTGAGCGCTCCGAGATTATTCGTACCGCGCTGACTGAGTTCATCCACCACGTTGTAGACGTCCACTGCTTTGACCGCTACGGCTACGTCTTTGACCCGTCCGACCGGCCTTACGCCATCAACTTCTACGGCGCGACGTCGGCCCTTGAGCGTGAGCAGCAGGAGAGTCGCGAGCGCGCAACCAATTCCACCGCGTTGCTCGTGCAGATCATGCAGCAGATACGGGAGCTGGGCCTGCCACGCAAAACCGTTGTGCAGCTTTTTGCCACGAGCATGCAGTACGACAACGACTACGCCGAGACCTTGGCCGAGGGCATCGAGAACGCCAAGCCGCCAGAGCCGCCAGGTGGTCAAGGCGGGTTCGGCGGCGGGTTTGGCGATGACGAAACAGACCCTGACGCGCTTGAAGTAGACGCAAACGATGCGCCTGGCGCAGATGAGGAGGACGACGAGAAATGAGTATTCGCACTGGCATTATTAAGTACAACCTGAGCGAGCGTGGCCGCTTTGCGCGGGGCATAGAACGCAATCTAAATACCCGCGTTGCTGCCAGGATCATTAACAGTCCAAGCGTGCAAGAGCGTGTAAAGCTGGGTGATATGGTCGGTTATTTTGGCCACTGGCCCCGCGTGCAGTTTGGCCTGAATCCGGCTGAGGGCGGCGTCGTGAAGGGCCAGGCTGTGAGCATTGAGCCTGCCTTGCGCCTGGTGTCCATCAAGGCCGAAGACAACGGCGACGTTGAGTACGAAATCGAGTTTTTCGACAACACGTCGGGCAAGATCGCGGCGCGCATGTGGCGTAATAAGGTCGGCGGCTTCTCCAGCGCTATCCAGCTGTCGCCGAACGATCCTGCGATTGCGGTGGACTTCTTTGGCTTTGACTACGTGATCGAGCCGAACTACTCCAACAATCGCGGCTACGCCCTGGACGCGGCGGGCCAGCCGATTTTCGATGCCGTGGCTGAGCAGCGCCAGCTGCTGGAGGAGTGCAACAAGCTATTTGAAAGCGAGCAAGGCCGCGCTGAAAAGCTGCAAGCCATGTATGACAGTGCCATGCAGACAATCAGCAAGCTGGCGGATGAAAACGAATACCTGATTGACCGCTTGGCCAAGACCGGCAAGCCCAAGGCTGCGCTAGATAGCGTCATGGACGTAACGCCGATCAAGGTACACAAGCATTGCGCCCTTGATAGCGCCGATAGCTTCCTGACTGCGCCATTGGCTGAATACGAGCCTGAGCCGGTCGTTAAGGAGCCTGAGCCGCCGAAGACGCCCACACAGCGCCGCACGCTCCATAAGTACGGTATTAGCTAATGGATCGCCTGTCGCTTCGCCATGACAACGAGGGATTTGTTACCGGAGGCACGCCGCTAGACCTTAGCGGCGAGCGCGAGCGCCTGCGCCTACTGAGGTCAATCAAGCGCGATACCGCCGACATGCTGGACGTGATGCACAAGACAGAGCGCAAAACGCCTGTGCCTGAGCGTGCGCCAGCGTCTCAGATAACGCAGCTGTCTGCCTCTATTCGTCGCCTGGCTCAGGTTAATGCGGCCAATGACGCCGTTATGCGGGCGCAGCGGGCGCAGAGTCGTGCGCGTGATGAGCTTGGGCGCTTCCTGCCAAGCACGCCTGCAAGTGACTTGCGCGCGCCTGTGCAGTCCAGCGCGGCGGCTTCTGCTGACGTTGCTGCGCCTGTGCCGGTATCCGCTCCCGCGCCAGCGCCCCTGCAAGCGCGCGAGCCAAGCGCTCGCCGCAATCGGGCACCTATCCTTGCCGAAACCGCCGAAACACCCCAGAGAGGCGCTAACGGGCGTTTTGTTGGGCGTGGCAATGGCGGCAACGGTGAAAGTGATAGCGAGAGCCGCCAAAAGGAGGAGTCACGCACGTCGCGTATCCTGGGCAAGCTCAAGGATATGTTTGGCGGCGCGCGAGACGGTATTAGTGGCGCGGCAGACGGATATGAGCAGGTAGACCCTGCTATCGGGGCGGCAAAAGAGGCTAGCGGTATTGTCTCGCCGTTGATGCGCCCTGTGAAAGGTCTGCTTGGCTTGATCCGCAGGCCAGGCAAGGACCTGGAGAACGCCGAGCGCAAAGTCGTGGTGCCCTGGTATCGCAGGATATGGGACCAGCTGCGCGACCTGAACAAGAAAACAGGCAGGGAGTCTGGCGGCGGCCTGATAAGCAAGGGCTTTGGCCTGATTATGGGCCTTTTGCGCCGCATTCCTGGCTTTGGTCTGCTGGGCAAGGGCGTCAAGGGTGTGGCGGGCCTGGCTGGTCGTGCGCTGGGCGGCCTGGCAGGCATTGGCGGAAAGATTGCCAAGTTCCTGGGACCGCTGGGCAAGCTTGCGCTACCGCTTGCGGGCATGCTGGCTGCCGTCAAAGGCTTTAACACGTCAACCGAGGAATATGCCAAGCGCCTGGGCGTCGAGCTGAACGGCTCGCTTGCGCAAGAGTTGGGCGTTCGCTTTGTGGGCGTGCTGGGCGACTTGGGCAACCTGCTGACCTTTGGCCTGGCCGGTAAGTTTGGTGAGCTGATATCGCCATACCTGCAACCTGTCTTTGAGGGTATTGGCAAAGCCTGGGACGCTTCAATGGAGTGGTTCCAGACTGCCTGGGCAGGCGTCACGAGCGGCGTGACCAAGAGTTGGGACGCTGTCACAAGCGGCATTGCCAAGGCATGGGACGATATCAAGTCCAGCGCTACAAAAGTCTTTGACGGCATCGGCGATTGGATCGATGAAAAGCTAGGCCGTGTTAAGGACGTGGGTAAGGCCGTGGCCAATAAGGCGGGCGAAGCCTGGCAGGGCGCAAAGGATACCGCCTCAAGCGCGGCTTCTACGGTCAAGGACAAGGCAAGCTCCGCCTATGAGGCGGCAACCATTGCAGGCGGCCGCCTGGTCGGCTCGCTGGATAAGGGCTACCGCCACAAGGAGACCTTTGACGGCATCAAGGGTGGCGCGCAGCTGGCCAAGATGGGCAGCTATACCAACGAGGAAGCGGCGCGCATTCGCGAGCTTAAGACCACTGGAGCCAACACGACCGGCAGCCTTAAGGGCGGCATGCCGCTGGACATACAAAACAAGATCATTGCCAGCGCCAAGGCGGCAGGGCTTAACCCGCAGGACATGCTAGACATGGCCAATATTGAGTCGGGCGGCAATGCCAATGCCATCTCGTCTACCGGCGCGATTGGCGTGTACCAGATGACCGGACGGACTGCTACAGGGCTGGGCATTACCGACCGTTTCGACGTTGACCAGAATATCGAGGGCGGTATGAAGCTTGCGCAGCAGAACGCTGCTGTACTGAAAAAGGCGGGCCTGCCGGTCAATCGTGATTCGCTCTACATGCTCCACCAGCTTGGCCCTACCGCTGGCGTAGACCTGCTCAAGGGCGCGGCGCAAGGCAAGAGCATGAACGAGCTGTCTACGCTTACGCAGTCGTCTGCCGCGCTCAACGTGGGCAAGGGCAGCAAGACGGCAGCCGAGTACCTGGCAGCCAACCATAAGGCATTGGATGCGCGCCTGAATAAGGGTAAAGCGGACCTGCCTGCTGGTATCGCCGCACCAGGTGCGCCAGCGGCGATTGATCCGGCCCCTAAAGCCATGCCAGCGGTTGCGCGGGTGGCTCCTGCTGCTGAAAACCTGCGCGTAACCCCTGTGCCCGCAATACCCAAACCCCTGGCCAGCAACGACAAGCCAGCTGCGCCCGCGCCGCTGACAGTTGAGCTGCCACTGACACAAAACCTTTCAGATCGTGGCCTTGCGCACGCCGCAACGGGTGGCGTCGGAATGCAGGCAGGAGTGCGCTAAATGGCGAGCAGTACACTAACAATCAATGACGTGGCGGACATGATCCGCCACTGGCTGAGCACTCCCGTCGATGGCTACCTGGGCAGCGGCTACGGCAGCAACTTAAAGGACCTCCTCCAGCAGCCGCTAAACACGGCCCTGGCTGACGCCTTCCTGGCCAAGCTGACCGAAGACGTACCGATCCTGGCCAAGTTTCCGCCAGGGCAGCTCAACTTGTGGGCGGAAAACGTCGGCAAGGAGACGTTGCGCATTGTTATCGACCTGGGCGTGACTCAGCTGTCAATCGATAGTTTGGGGAATGTGGCGTGAAGACAAAGGCCGAGTATTTAACATTAGCGGAGGGTGCTATTTCCGAGTACCCACAAGCCGCGCTGCTGTACCAGGCAAAAGACCCGCGTCTAATGGCGCTGCTGGGCGCTATGTCGGCCATGCTGTCGCTGCATTCGCAAGAGCAGGATGTACAGGCCAGTGAGCCGTTCGATAAGGTCCGCGACGTCACGGTGCTGGCCGATGCGGCAGCCAAGGGCGTATTGCCGCTGGGCCAGCCGTACCGCGCCCGCCTGGCTATTCAGAACGTTACCGCGACCGCCTTTAGCGTAAAGGCAGGCCGTCGCGTGCTTGATCCGCAGGGCCGTGTTCATGTCGTCACGGTGGGCGCTGACGTACCCGCCAATGGCACAGCAACCGTGCAGACGGTGCAGCAGGTCGAGACGGTCACGGCGCATACGGTCACGACCAGCAAGCCGTTTTATATGATTCCGGTCTCGCAGCCAGAGACCGGCAGCATCGTTGAAATCAAGGTAGCTGACCAGTTTGGTAATGACTTTACCTATCAGCCAAGCCTGACAAATACCGAGCTTGGGGCGCGCAGCTTTACGCTTGAGACCGACGAGAACCGAACCCTTAAAATCGTCTTTGGTGCGGCCAATATCGGCGGCTATCAGCCTGCTATCAATGAAGTGCTGAGCATTACGGTCATATCGACCGAGGGCAACATTACCCTGTCTGCTGGCGCGCCGTTTGTGTTCGAGTACGCAACGACCACTTACGACTCCGGCGCAAAAGTCACGCTAGATTCAGTCGTCAGCGTCGGCTCCGACCCTATGACTATCGAGACCTTGCGCGAGATCACGAGCTATCCGTCACTGTATGACGACGCTGCTGTGTTTCTGGGCAACTTCGACGTCTTGATTCGTAAGAACATCGGCACCTTCCGCTTTTTGTCGGTCTGGAATGAGCGCCTTGAGGAGACTGTTCGTTCGCCAAGTGTGGACAATATGAACACGCTGTTTGTGGCTGCGCTCAAGGATGGCGTAGAGCAAGCCGAGCTTGAGGCTGAAATCAAGCGGGTGATTACGCGCGCTGATGATTCCTACCGTGTGCGGTTCGTGCCCGCCGTGAGGGTAGAGATACCTGTTCAGATTACGCTGCAAGTGCCGTCCATTTATGACGATTCAGCCGTTAAGCAGGCTGCTATCGAGCAGATTCTAGGCCAGTACGGTGAAAATACCGCCTGGGCGCAGCGCGGGCGTGGGCGCGTGCTGTACCGAAAAATCAGCACCCTGTTGCAGTCCAAGATTCAGGCATGCCAGGCCGAGACCAGCGATATCTATATCAAGGTCACTGACGCCGACACGATTCTGCCCGAAAGCTATCGCTATGTGTCCGCCAAAAGCCTGAGCGTGACGGTGGAGACCAGCGAATGAACCCGCTGTTACAGACGTTCCAGAACGGCGACGTTGAGCAGGAGCTGGCCGAGCTATTCACCTGGCTGCATGCGCAGACGCTCAAGGCCGAAGCGGACGAGATCAACGTCTACGGCGCGCCGCACCTGGGCTCTATTGCCCTGATTCAGCGGCATCTGACGCAAGACGGCCTCGTTGTGCTCAATAACGGTGATGAGGACGGCATACGCTATCTGTTCAAAGCCTGGCGCTATCGAAACCCGCGTCGCGGCCTTTCGTTCCTAAGAACTTATCTGCAAGTCCTGTTCGGTTCGGTCTGGTCGGTCGATCAAATGTACCAGAAGAAAAGCGCCGAATATCCCACGGCGCTTAAGTCCGCTAACGAAATCGACTTCGATGGCGAGAGTGAGGCTGACTACTTTCTGACGTCGCGCGTTCGCGTGGATATCCAGACCGATATCGTTCCTGAGCGCATCCTGAAAGCGCTGCTGTCCACCGTGGCGGCTCGGATCGTGCTGAACGTGCGCGTAGCCAGGTTCGTCAAAACCTATGTGCCCGTTGCGCAGGCCATGTATGGCGTAACCGTCATGCGAACGACTGGCGAAGCGCGCGCAGTGATCCCTGAGAAGATTGGTACGGCCTTTGTGGGTACGGCCTCGGTCATGGCCGGTTCCAACCTGGTGATGGCCTTCGCAAGCTCCGAGATACAACCCGCTGTTCGTGATATCAAGCCCGTTAATGCCTTGGCCAACGATGACGGCGCATACGTCATGAATGACGACGGCGATTATGTGCTGGCCAACGATACGCAGCTAATTCCTTCCGGCAACTACGTCACCAATGACAACGACGATTACGTCGTCAACTCAAGCGGCGCATACATGACGCCCGAATAAATCCGCGCCAGGCAGCTGGCGCGCCTAACGTCATAGATGAGTAGTAATGACATGACAAACCAAGTAGTACGGCTCAGCTCTGAGCTATCAAAAATGGGCGTAGTGCTGGCTGAAAATCTGGCCCTTGCGCCTGCCTGCAATCGCTTTGTGTCCGGCTTTGGCGATTCGCGCATCCACTTGTCTTGGTCGGGCTCGAACGGCAACGACTTCCAGAAGGGCTACGGCATCATGCACTGGCTGGGAGCCTATTCGCTGGGCATTGCAATGGCTCCGGTGGGCCTCAATGGCGGCGTGGCGGGCGATACGACCGTACAGATGCTGGCGCGCATCAAGGCGCACATTGCTGCGATGAAGGCCGCAGGCTCCAACCTGGTGGTGCTCTTTGGTTCGACCAACGACCGCACAGGCGGGCGGATTGATCTAGGCACCAGCAAGCGCAATATTCGCGAGATGGTGCGACTGTTCCAGCTGGCGGGGATCACGGTCATTCTTATTAGTGAAACGCCGCGTGGTAACGGCTCAAGTGATTTTGAACTGACCACGCAAGCGCTCAAGAATGACCACTATGCGATGCACGTCTGGATGCAAGAAGAAATGTCCAAAATGTGCGAAGTCGTCAACGTATGGGACGACCTGGTGGACCCATCCAGCGGCACCAATTACTACCCATACCCGCAAATGTTGCGCGACGGTATCCATCCCAGCAAGGTGGGTGCGCAGGTCATTGGCAAGCGCCTTGCGCAGGTTGTTGCAAAATACATTCGCGGTCTGGCTGACTTGCTCGAATCCAACACGCTATTTGACGCAAGCACAAACCCGCTGGGCAGCCTGACGGCCAACCCGTTGATGACGGGCGCGACCGGCACCGTTTCGGCTAACGCCAACGCTACAAGCGGCAGTGTTATGGCAACTGGCTGGACGACTTCTTGCAACAACATGACCGGCCTGCAAACGACCTGGAGCAAAGAAGTGGACGGCGAAGGGGTCGAATGGCAGAAGGTACGCATCTTTGGTGCCAGTGGATCGACTGCGCCAGAGATTACATGCCTGTCCCTTGTCACGCTGTCGAGCCTTTCGGATCAGGACAAAATCAAGGCGACGGGCCTGGTTAAGTCCAAGGGCGTGGGGCTTAGCGCTGTTGGCCTTGCGCTTTATATGGAGCCGTCTTATACGCAAAAGCTTGACGGCGAAGACTCTGATAGCTCCTTGCCTTGGCCAAGCGAGGAGATTGGGCCGCTGTCACGCGAGACGCCCGTTCTAACCTACCTGACGTCAGCCAACCATTCGAAAGTTGCTGCCCGACTCATCGTCAACATTCAGCCGAGCAAGACGGTAGATTGCACAGTCTGGTTCTCCCGCCTGGGCGCGGTCAAAGTCCTGTACTAAGGCAGTTGGGAAAGCGGGCCGAAAGGCGGCCCGCCTACCTCCTCACAATAGCGGCTAACGGTAGCAAACCGTCTTTTCGGGGCGCTACAGGACCGCATTGCGAGGACTCACATGGCAACGGCAAAGGTTTTCAACCCGACGCTTACGGAAGCGGGCCAGGCGGCTGCTTTCAACGCAAAAGCGACGGGGCTTGAGATTGCAATAACGCACGTTTCGTTCGGTACGGGCAGCTTTATCCCGACCGGCAAGGAAACGGCGCTGCTCAATGAGCAAAAAAAGGTCACGATTGCGGGCGGTACTCGCATCACTGACACTCAAATTCGTATCTCGTCCGTCTGGCGCTCTGATGTGGGCACCTATGCGGTAACAGAGGTCGCTTTCTGGGCTGGCGATACCCTATTCGCGGTCTGGTCGAATGCAGGCGAAGTGCTGGGCTATAAAACGCCTGGTGTAGATTTTGTGCTGTTTAACGATATCAGTCTGGCGCAAGTGCCGAGCGGATCGGTGACGGTGCAGATTGACCCTGACCAGTCGGTCGCGCTGGCGGCACTGTCCGCGCACGAGGGCGCAGATAATGCGCATCCGCAGTATGTCCGCTACGACGTGTTCATTGACGCGCAAGTCAACCTGTGGGCCAAGACGGTTGCAGGCACGGCAAACGCCATTGCCCTAACCATGCAGGACGGCGTAAAAGTGGCCGCGTACAAAGCTGGCCAGCGCTTTATCTTCAAAGCGGCAGCCAGTAATTCGGGCGCAGTCACAGCGGCGGTCAATGGCCTGGCGGCGGTCAACGTCTACAAAAACGGCAATCAGAACCTGCTGGCCAACGAAGTCAAGGCGGGCGCGGTCTATGAGCTGATTTACGACGGTAGCGCGTTCCAGATCGTGGGTGGCGTCGGCGGTGGCGGCACGATATCGATTTTTGAGAACGTGGCGAGTGCTGGGCAGACCTCTTTTGATGGCACCTATACGCCTGGTTCGCTCAAGGTGTATTACAACGGGCGTTTGCTTTCCCGTAGCGACTATAGGGCAGAAGACGGCTCTACTGTCGTGCTAACCAAGGGCGCAAACGCTGGTGACGTAATTCTGATTGAGGCGCAAAGCGTCTTTAGCTTGCCTGACTTCTTTACGAAGGCCGAGATGATGGCGCGGGGCCTTATGGTCAGTCGCAGCCCTTATGCAGGCGACTGTAACGCGATGATCGAGCAGGGCACGTTTCGGCTTGATGCGGCAACCGTCAATGGCCCGCCTGGCGTCTCACTTCAGGGCGCGATTCTCGACGTTAAACCGTGGGACGTAAACACGATACTGCAACTGATTTACTACCCCGCGAAGTCGCAAGTATGGTATCGCAGAGCGGCTTCAACGAGCGTGTCTGGAAACTCGAATGGCGCGCTTAACGGGCCTTGGGAGCCGCTGGCGAATCTCAATTCACCTGCTTTTACCGGCGAGCCGACTGCTCCGACCCCCGAGCAATTTGATAACAGTCTAAAACTTGTCACTACCGAGTTTCTACGTCGTGCGGCGGGCAACTATCGAGACTGGGCGTCGCTTCCGGGCAATACAACGCTAACGCAGGATCAGGTCGGCAAGCCGATTCTTGTCCCGTCGGGTAGCACAATAACACTTCCTGCATGCGCTGGCCTGCCGAGCGGGGCGACGCTACTGCTACAGTGCAACGGAGCGTCAGCGGCAACGATTGTCGTCCAAGGCTCTGACGTTATTCGGACGGGACAGTACACGGAAAGTCTGACGTCCATTTCAATGGGGCCTGGCGACACGCTAACGCTTGTGTCCAACGGTTCAAACTACTGGTGGCCTGCTGGCGGTTCGGCGCGACTTCCCTATTCTGACGCTTTCAAGTCGCGCACAAGAGGCATCGCGGCGTCTATTTCCAGCACTGGCACTCCAACGGCCAGCGCTGCGTTTACATGGCGCAAGTCGTACCCGTCATTTGTTGCGCCTTGCGACGGCTATGTCATCGCTATGTCAACAATCAATATCGGCAATGGCACTAACCCTGCGCCTGTAACGAATTCGGCAGCCATTACAGGCTCAAGTTCGGGCACGTCGTCTTCAAGCGATGGCTGCACTAACGGCATGAACAATACGGCAACGCTCAAAGTAGCAAAGGGCGAGACGGTCTCCGTGGTCTGCCAAGCCTACGGCACGGCCACGTCCGTGACATGGATGTCGATGACGCACAACACGCATTACGTGTTTATCCCAACGAACGCAGGTTAAGGCAGCCCAATGCAGATTAAGCATACGATTGAATTTAACGCGGCGGGCCTGCCTTTGGGTGCGTTCCGCTATGAGCTTTCATCCTTTGACGGCTTTGAGCTGCCGAGTGAGCAGGTCGAGTGCTCCGAAAGCCAGCACCAGGACTACCAGGCATATCGCCTGGTCAAGGGCAAGGTCACGGCGACAACCGATGCCGACCTGTTGCCTGCTGCGCTGGAGGCCAAAGTAGCCGAGCTGAACGACGCCTGCGCCGCCGCTATCGTGGCGGGCTTTGAGAGTGACGCGCTTGGGGAGACCTACAGCTACCCGTCAAAGATCGAGGACCAGCTAAACCTAACCGGCGTTATTCAGATGCTGTCCATTTCCCCGACAACCAGTACGACCTTTAAGTGTGCTGACCGTGCGGGCGTGTGGGCCAAGCGCCCGCATACGCTGGAGCAGCTGCAAAAGGTAGGCGTCACGTTTGCCCTGATTAAGCAAACGCTAATCGATGCAAAAGACGACCTCGTGGAAAAAGCCAAGGCGGCTACAACGCTCAATGAGCTGGCCGCAGTAGTCTGGAGTGAGGTGCAAGCATGACTCGTTCATTCGACATGGGTAACACGGACAAGGCTGTCCGTGACTTTATGGATAACCCAACGCGCGCCACTACGCCTGCGCGCGGTAATAACTCGAAATTGCTGGCAGACACCGCGTTCGTCATGCGCCAGGCAGGCAATTTTAAGGATAGCTCACAGCTGTCTGAGGACACGGTATTGACCGCCGATGACCTGGGCAAGGTTTTCCAGTTGGCCGCGTCCAAGGTTATTACTATTACGATGCCGCCTGCCGGTCAGGTGCTTGGCGCAACGCTGGCCTTTTTCAGTAATACCTTTTACGCGATTAACTTTAAGGTGCAGGGCCAGAACTTCATGTCGGCGGGCACTGCCGGTCGAGCCACGGCGATGACGCTAAACCCTGGCGAGAGCGTCATTTTCACGAATACCGATGGCGTGAACTGGTTTGCCATTGGCGGCACCTGGGATATCGACCAGCGTAGTAAGTCGCGCCTGTCGGCCTTTCGCGCTGCTGTGTCTGCATCTCAGGCCATTGCCGCGCAGACCTATACGCGAGTGGTTTTTGGTGCAAAAACACTGGATCAGCTGGAGGAGTTCGACCTTGCTACCGGCCAGTTCACGGTTAAGTACCCTGGAATCTACGAGTTTAGCGCGGAAGTTCATGGCAGTACCGGCTCAGTGGCTGCGCGCGCGCTAGACCTCTATATCAACGGCGTCCAGCGCGCCCGTCTAGGCGAAAGCTCGTCGTCGATAGGGAATACTTCGCTCGGTGGTCATAGCGGCGCGCTGTCGCTCAGTGCGGGCGACAAGATTGCCGTTTATTACTTTAGCAACGTAGCGGATAGCACGTATGCGGACGGTTCGCTGTCCTGGTTTAGCGGTCGGAGAGTTCAATAATGACCTTGCATGAAATCCTGGTTGCGCTGTTTCCGGCGGCTAACCCGAAAACCTCCTGGCAGTTGCGCAATGATGCTGATGATCGAGGCGACTACATTTCTGAATGGGCCCTTGAGGGCGTGCCGCAGCCGACCGTTGCCGAGCTTTCAGAGGCTGCTGCAACGCTTCCGCTCAAGCTTGCGATAGATGCCAAGGTGGCTGAGCTGACGGCAGCGTGCGCAGCGGCCATTACAGGCGGCTTTACCTGTGATGCGCTGGGCGCTGTCTATACCTACCCGTCGCTGGTTGAGGACCAGCTTAATCTGACCGGCTCTATTCAGCTCTCCCAGCTGGAGGATGGTCAGTCCGAGGACTGGACGACGCCATTCAAGTGCGCCAATAGTAGCGGTGAGTGGGATGCGGTCGCGCATACTGCTGCGCAGATTCAAAAAGTAGGAGTGCGATTTACCAAGATCAAGCTTACCTATATCGGCACTAAAGACGCGCTTGTGAAAAAGGCCAAGGCGGCCACAACGTTGGAGGACGTGTCCGCCATTGTATGGCAGACCCCTGCTGTCTGAGAGGAGGCCGCTAAAACCGGCCTTCTGGATGTAAGCGTATCCCTCGGAAATACCGGCGCAATCGGTCTTTCCGTTGGGCTCAACATAGGGCGACTCATTTAACTGGAGTCGCTTTATGTCGTTTTCGGATATCCCGCTAAAATACCGCCTTGCCGCCTTCTGGCAGTGGTTTCTAATCAGCCTGATTGTTATTACAGGCACCCTCCTGACCTATTTCCCGATGGGGCCACTGGTAGCGCTGACAGGTCGCGCCAGCTCCAAGCATCCGCAAGGAAAGGCCCTGAACGCTCGTCATAGCCAGAAGTACCTAGACCTTGGGGCGTCTGGCTGGTGGGAGTATTGGAATAGCCCCTACGCGCTGCTACGGCCCTGGAACAACTATGAGGACGGCCTGTTAGGCGAGCCGTCGGGCAAGACGTCGGCGCGTGATAAGGGCCGCGAGCGCAAGCGCTGGTTTATCTACCTATGGCTGTGCCGCAACCCGTTCAATTGGGCCAAGCGCTCAAGCCGCCTGCTGGCCTGCTTCCCGAATGACTGCGACATTGACTGGTGGGGCTCTGCTGAATCCATTACGGACAAAGCGCCGGTAGCCGAAGGCTGGTACTTCGTAAGGGCCAAGGACCGAACAACGGGCCGCGTGTACTACGGCTACCGCAGCGTCACGCTTAACAGTGACGGCACGGTCAACCAGGCGCGCATTGGCTATAAGGTTGAGCCACGGCACGCCAGAGAGGTGCAGGACGCCGACGACCTGGACAAGGCATTTACGCTGCGTTACCAGATGCACGCCGAGGCCGACTAACATGGAAAGCGTCGTACTGCTGTATAGCCGCACCGCGACGCCTCATAGCCTGGCGATCCGCTTGTTTAACGGCTCGCCTTGGTCGCATGTGGAGTTTGTGGACGGCCCCAACGTCATCGGAGCGCTGCCAGGCGGCGTGCGTATCGATAAGCTGGAGGACCGGCTGCGCAGCGTCAGCAGCTATGCCTTTGTGCGCGTACCGTGCCCTGATGCCCGCCGCGTGCTGACGATGGCGTATACGCAGCTGGGCAAGCCTTATGACTTCCTAGGCATCCTGGGCCTTGTCACACGCTTTCGTGACTGGTCAACCGATGACAAGTGGTTTTGCTCTGAGCTGGTAGCCTGGTGCTTCTCGCAAGCGCAGTGGCCACTGTTTCGTGAGGATCAGATATGGAGGCTGACGCCGCTCCATTTGTGGATGCAGGCGCATCCTACCGTTACCTCGGAAAGCGTGCGCAGGCGGCCTGCGTTTAGTCCTGTACCGTCGCAAGATATCGATTCTTGCGAGCCAGAGTAATGAGCCAATACGGTGAAATGATGCCTCACGCCGAGGCATTAAACCGATTTATCGCCAAGTGGTATAACTCCGAGCTGTATGGCGACACGCCCGCAGTTACGGAGTTTGCCGCGCGCGGTGCAGCCAAGGCGATCAAGGTCGCGTCGGGCCGCATGATTGACGACGTCAATGCCATGCTCGAAGCCTACCAACGTGACCAACAAGGGCCACATGGCAGCAATTCAAAGCTGCCGGTCATGTTTGTGGCAACCTCCCGAGACTTTGTTAATACGCTGGGCGATTGGGGCGGTCGGCAGATACCGCGCCAGATGATTGCATTTACCCGCGAGCGCAATGCGTCCATGTACGGCATGCGCCAGGCGATGCACGACGTTCGTGCGCAGTTCGTGATACTTGCGCCCGAGCGCTGGAGCGCATCGTCTATTGCGGCGCAGCTGTCCAATTACCTGGGCAATCAAGACAACCGCACGTTTATGGCTACGCACACGTTCGGCCAGTACACGATTGAGGTGCCCATTCAGATCGAAAACCCTGACGTCCAGTTTATGACGGCAGGGGAATCCAAGAACATGACGGCCCTGGTCTGCGATATCACGCTCAAAGTAACAACGCCGTTTTTCGATGCGCCCAAACCAGGCGAGCCTAACGACGGTTCGAGCAATAACCCGCCAGGCTACCCGCGCGTCACAAGCGTGGACGTGGTAGACGAGAACGTGCGCGATCAGATGGGCGTAACCGACGACGGTATCGACCGGAGCCCTGCGCCGTGATTCTGTATCTGTCGAAGACCGGCAACCAGGTGCCAGGCGACCTGGTGCTGGACACGATCCAGCGCAGCGACCTTGCGCCGGTTCCGCGTACCCTTGAATTTACGGTGCAGCTGCGTGGCGACCTGGAGTCGAAGCTTAGCGCTGGCGCGTCGGTATGGGCGGGCCGCGAGCACCTGGAATACAGCATTGTGAAGCGCGAGCGATCCGCGCCGACCGGCGTCATTCAGGGCGAAACGCCTGTGCAAGCCATCAAGTACACAGCGTTTCTGGCCAGCTGCAAGTCACTTGCGGAGCCGACGGCGCGCGCGGTTATCGGGCATAACGAGTCGCTGGCGTCGCTGTATCTGGCGTGTGGTGCGCGCGTGGCGATTGGTAATGACTTCAATGTGACCCGTTTCGCTTCACTGGTCGGCGATGTACCAAGCGTGGCCATTGCGCTGGCACTACAAGAGGAGGGCGCAGCGCTGGTCATGCGCGAGGGCAAGCTATCTATCGAGCGGCTTAACGTGCTGATGGCGCAAAAGCCTGTCCATACCATTGGCCAGGGCGATTCGAGCGCCGCGCTCAATAGCGAGCTGCTGGAGCGCCACGAGATAGCAATGGGCTTTTCCATTGCGCCGGATGGCAGCATAGTGAAGGGCAACTATGGAACGTCCCGCCGCACGCGCTTTATTCCGCGTCAGGACGCGCGAACGCTGCAAAACCTATCCAAGGTACTGGTGACGCGGCGCGTGATCGATTCAAGCCCTGCGCCGCACGTAAGAGCGGGCGATATCATTACGATAGGCGGTGTAAGTCAGCTGGTCATTACAGCTGCGCATCGTGACCGCCAGCGCAACGGCGGGATGCAGGACAACGTATCGCGTTTTTGGGTAGGAGACCTTTCGGTATGAGCCGCTGGCCTGCTGTAGTGGTTTCCTATGATCGAGACGCGCGTACCTGCGAGATAGTCGCCGAGGGCCTAACGGACGGCGCAGGCTCGCACTTGATTGCCGAGATTGAGCAGAGCCTGGGCGACCGAAGCCCTGATACCGAAATCCGTATCCTGCCTGGCGATCCTATCTGGATTGACTTTCTAGCGGGCGATCCGCGTTACCCAATCATTACCGGCTTTCGATCACGCAACCTCTCGAACATGATTGGCACGCGCCATTGGGAGCACGAGAACTTCACGATCATTGCCGACGAAACCATTGTGCTAAAAGCGGGCAAGTCGATTCGCCTGGAAGTGGGCGGCTCAACGTTCGAGCTGACGCCCGAGTCGATTGCGCAGGTGGCCAGCGCTAACACAATGAACGGCCCGCTTACGCAAACCGGCGGCGATATCACGAGCGACGGCATTGGCGTTCAAGAGCACCACCACACCGAGCACGACGGCCCGCCAACGTCGGCAGCACAAGCGTAACCGGAAAGCCCCTGCCAGGCCCTTTGCCTGGTGCGGGCACAATAGGCGAAATTCACGAGACCATTGTTATGGCAGACAACATACTTTTCGACTTTGACAACGAGTCGGACGCTAAGCGCTCGCTCAAGAAAGTCTCTCAGATCATGCTGCGCGCAGGTCAGCCGGTTGTATCAAGCAGCTATGACCTTAAGCCCAAGCGCACGGCGGGCGTAGGCTACCGGCAGGCCATGCTGACGCTGGCTAGCGGGCAGACCGTCACGCTAATGGTCAAGCTGACCGGCGACGTATTCCGCGTGCTACTGAACGGCAACGTGCTACCAATCCACCAGCAGGATGCTACCAAGGCGCTAGCAGAAATTGCCGCTGCTGCTAAGGCCAATCAAGCCAAGTTTCAAAAGCAGCTCGCGCGTAAGGCGGTCGAAATACCCAAAGGCATCAAGTCCGCTGCGCCCAAGATCGAGCATGCCCAAGCCGAGCGCATCGAGCAGCTGGCCAAGCAGATCGAGGAGGCCACGACGCGCCGCGATGAGCTTAAGGCAGAGCTTGGCGAGCAGGCGTTAGACTCGGTGCAAGGTACTGCCGAGGAGGAGGAGGAAGACGAAGACCGCGAGCCGTTCGAAGATGACGTGACGGAGCCGCTGTTTGATAGCGCGGATGAGCCCGAAGGTGAGCCGGTCAAGGTGACGGGCACACTGTTCGACGAAGCGTAAGAGAAGCCCGCCAGGTGCGGGCTTTTTTGTGCCGATTAGAACGTGTATGCCTGGTACAGCTGCATGAGTTCGCTGGCCATGCTGGTGATGGCGTTCATGGGCTGCTGCCGGTCGGCAAACGCGCAGGCCGCCAGTATCGCCAGCTGCCCGTTCTGAATGTCGGGGCTGATACGGTAGCGCGGGCCGCGTTCGTCAAAGCTATCCTTAGTGATGGCGTTATCGGGCGAGAAGCGCGCCAGGGCATCCAGCACAGCTAGCGTTTCCTGGCTGGAGCGGGCGTAATACGACGTGATGGCGTCACGAATCAAGTCGTCTGTGAATTTCATGTCAAACGAGTCCGTATCCTGATTCGTCACAACCGCAAAGCCTTCCTTGCGCTCGGTCAAAATCGGGCTTTCGGCTGCAATGGTCAGCACGTTGGTGGAGTCATCGAGCGCGCATAGCAGCGTGACCGGCCTGCCCTGGTAGCCGCCAATACTGACCTGTATTTTTTGCAGGCGTGCAGCCTTGTTTGTTTCTGTAGCTACATCTTTCATGGATATTCCGTCTATGCTGATAGGTAGCACGCTATTGGCCGAAGTGGGAATTACATGCTTACCGAACATGAGTTTAGGGAGGCGCTGGGTATTTCAGTGCCCGTCAAGAAGAAGCCAGCGTATCAGCCAGGTCCAAGCATTCGCGTGACGCTTTCCGTTCGGAAGCCTGATGGCGGACTACCTATCAGATTCGTGGACACTTACCCGACCATGAGCGAATTGCTCGCCACTATCGAAGTGCAGAAGAAGGCGCGCGCCAGCGGGTTGATACCCTGGGCCGTGCTGAGTATCGAGCGCATTACCTGACCTGTGAGCCCCCATGCTTGTCGCTGTCCGCTTTCATAGCCAGTTCCGCCAGGGCCTGAGCTACCGCAACACAACCCGAGAGGAATGCAAGAGAAAGCGCCGTCGCTGGACGCTTCGCGCCTGGCTCTTATGCGTCGATGCCCACGGAAATCTAGCGCGTGTACATAGCACGATTGATACGCCCCGCGCGATGCTGCTGGGCGAGCTTAACCCCACGCTTAGCGAGCTTCTGGACGACCTTGGAAACGATGATGCCAAGGGCATGACCCCGCTTTTTGCCGGATGGCTGGCCGTGTCGGAAAGCGCCAAAAAGAAGGGCTCAAAACGCCGCTAATCTGGCGGCATGAACGATACCTATAGCTCTATCCAATCTGCTGCAAACTCCGGTGCCTTTGGCATCAATGGGACCGCGCAGCCGTCGTTAGCTCAGACCGTCGCGGGCACCTACAAAAAAGGGCGCGTGTCTCTGTACGGCCTGGATATTGCGATTGAGACGCCGCAGGGCCAGCGTCGCATCGGCAAAACGGACGGTGCGCCCTGGTCGGTTATCTGCCAGGCCCACTATGGCTATATCTCAGGCTATGTCGGCGCTGACGGCGACGACGTGGACTGCTATGTCGGGCCGGTCCCTGAATCTAATCGCGTGTTTGTCGTGAATCAGAACGGCAAAGACGGCTCCTTTGATGAACACAAGGTCATGCTGGCGTTTGCTGACGAGGAAAGCGCGCGCACGGCATACATGAACTCATACCAGCGCGGCTGGACGGGCCTGGGCTCCATCGTGAATGCAACGGTTGCGCAGTTCTGCTGGTGGCTCAAGTTTGGCGACACAAGCAAGCCTTTCACGAGCAAGGCTTTACCCTACGATAGCGAAGACGAAAACATGACAAACATTATTTGGGACAGTGCCGCCGAGCCGGTTAGCACGAGCCTTGCGACCTTGCTGTATGGTCTGCGCCGCGAGGACACCGAAGGGCTGCTGCTGGATGCGGTCAGCGTGGCTGACATTCTGGAGGATAGCGAAGGCGTGGTTGCGCTTGACGCTCTGGTTGTCGTTAGCGCCAAGTTGCAAACCAAAATGGAGCAGATACAGCGCGTAATGGAAGGCGTCGGCGAGAAGGTTAAGCCGGTCAGCCTGCAAATTACTGGGCCATTCCGTCAGAAAGGCACAACCAACATTTGCGCGGTGTTTGAGCTGTCCGACGGCCAGACCGTGGCTATCTTCTTCCATAACCCTGACTCTACGCCGAACAAGATTCTACCAACCGACGAGCTGGTGAGCTGGAAGTGGCTGCTAAACAAGCGTGATATCACGATTCTGGTTGCGCCCGAGAATGGCCGCGACCTGAATCCGCGCGAAGTGGCGCGCCGCGTCATGAAGCTGGCCGAGAAGAATAGCGACAAGTTCGCCAAGGCCAACACGGCCCGCGCCGAGCGACTGGCCAGCATTGAATCGAACAAGACCGTGATTGCTCAGCACGAGGACACTTTGCGCGCCCTGGATGCTGAAATCGAGGACCTGGAAGCCAAGGTGGCCGCCAAACGTGCTATTCAGCCGCCGCAGCCTGGCAGTGAGCAAGGCGCAACCGAGCACCCTGAGCCGGTGGCCGACTTTGATGTTGCTGTATTTCTTGCAAACCTTGCTCAAAAGTATGGAGTGTCAGATTCTTCGCGCGTCCCGCTCGAATCCTTTGTGTCCGAGCTGGAGCAGGCCCTTCCTGCGACCTTGCAGAATCGCGACGCCATTAAGCAGCAGATGATTGATAGTCACCAGGCTTCTGTCGCGCGCAACCCTGAGACGATTGCCGATATCGCTCGCCGCTTGATTCCTCAAGAGTATAAGACTCTGTTTAGTGACGTGACCGACTTCGGAGCCGTTGCGGCAGACGGCCTGGGTATTCGAGTTCGCTTGTCGGGCAATGGCAAGTCATTTGCGGGTTTTGTCTTGGAGGAGAAAGGCCAGGATTCAATGGGTACTGTTCCGCGCCAGGGTTCCGACGAGGAGGCCATTAAGGTGATGGTCGATAAAGCGTTGGAGGCCATCGTTACGAAGCGAGGCAGCGAGACGGAGCCGCAGCCAGAGCCGGAAGCCGAGACCCCGCCTGCTGTGGACGAATCTAATCCGCTCAACTTGACGCCCGAGCAGCTGGCGCAGGTCGATGAAACAGTCGAGAACTACCGGGTGCTCAATAGCCTCAAGGCAGGCAGCCAGGTTGTAACACGCGACATGCTTATTGCTCGCCTGGGTGATGAGATTCTGAAAGACCGCACCAAGGCTATGGAGCTGCTGACGGGCACGCTCAATTCCTCCCGCGAGAAGGCCAAGACTGAGCTGGCTGTAGCTGCGCGCGAGCTGTACCGCGAACAAGTGAGTGATGACGCTATTGTCAAAACTGACGTTATGATGGTGGGCGCGGTCAAAACTGGCGCGCTAGACCTTTCGGGCCAGCCGTGGGCTAATGATTTTTACCGCCTGTTCAATATTAAGCCTAGTCAGATCGGCAGTATTGAGGCTGGCAATCTCAATGATGACGCTGCTGCCACGCTCCGCCGCTTCAAGGCAGGCAGCTTCCAGCCGAACGGTGAAAATCCAGTGGACTACCAGGCCGCTGCGCGAGCCTTTCTTGAGGGGGACCTGTCCAAGCAGCCGCTTCCGCCAGCAGGCGCTAAGGGCAGTCGCAACGTGATTGAAATAGAGGGCATTACAAATCTAGCCCTTACGCCTATCGAGAAGAATGTTAAAGAGGCCAAGAGTCCTGCTGACCGCTTCAAGGTCGCATTTGATACAGCGGCCAAGAAAGACATTCGCTCCTACCTGAACGGCGTACACGTTGACGAGGCGGGCAAGCTGATCGTATCTACTGACGGTCATCGGATGATGGTGATTAGCGATGTGGACTTGGCTGGCGTTCCGAAAAAGTCGGAAGTAGCCAAACAGATGGGCTATACCGTTGTTGACGAGAAAGGCAATTGGATCGAAGGCCGCTATCCTGATTGGTCGCGCGTCATGCCGACGTCTGTTCGCAGTGGTGAGCTGCGCCGATTTACGTCTAAGCGCGTGGCGGCCTATGCTCGCGCGGCCTTGAAGGCCCTACGCTATGTAACCGTGCTTAAGTTCATGGGCGTGCGTGTCGAGATTGGCGATAGGTTTGCGTTCATTAATGCCAGCTATCTGCTAGACATGGCGGTCGCATTCCAAAAGCTTGGCTATGCCTCGTTCAAGATGACCTGCGTAGCAAATTCGGGCCGTGATGGTCAAATTTATGCAGAATCTGACGACGGCAAGGTGCGGCAACTGGTAATGGGTATGCGCATGCAGTCTGACGTTCCAATTATCGAGCCGCTGCGCCCCGATGGAGTAGAGGGCGACAAGGCTAAAAAGACCGACGAGCGGACCCATAGCGACTGGCAAGCGGCGATTATCAGCGGCCTGGCTGAAAAGCTGGACATTACCGAAAGCGACGCCGACGCGATTGTGATGGCTAATGCCTTTGTCATGACGCAGGAGTGGACGAAGGGCACCAATGCTGAGGGCGTTATCGAAATTCTGGCCAAGCCTGCCGAGCCTGAGCCTGAGCCCGCGCCAGCACCACAACCTGAGCCCGCTGCCGAACCCGAGGACAATACTGTGAACGAGCAAGACGACCGCACTGGCGAGGCGCGCGCCTACCTGCAAAGCGTGATTGATGGCCAGGTAGACTTTATGGATACCGCATTGGCTGACCGCCTGGAGGCTATCGCTAGTGAGTTCGGTTTAGGGGAGGGCGGCGACTCCGAGCTAGAATCGCTGTTCGAACAAGCTGCAATGGCGTATTCTGACGCCGTTGTAGCAGCTGCCAAGGCAGCGCTGTAATTTCCAGCGGGCGTTAATGGCTCACTGGTGACGGGCTAAGGAAAGCCAAACATTAAAGGCTCGCTGTATGGCGGGCCTTTTTTTTGCCTGCCGGAAAGTGAACGCAAGCCACTTGCACAGCCTGGTGGATGATGAGCCATTGATTAACCTGGCCATTACTCTATGTATCTACTGGATTCAGTTTCGCCGCGCGAGCGGGTAAAGATTGGCGGCGCACTGGCAAAGCTTGCGATGCTGCTTAAGGGGCAACTCAAGGCTCTGGAGCGCCTACGCCTGGCGCGTGAAGCGGTTGCCTTGCTGGACAAGCTTGGCGTATCGGCAGGCGCGCCGCCTGCTACGGTCACGCTACCCTATGGCGACAAGGAAACGGCACGCGCCAGCCTTGAAGCGTACCTTGCCAGCGGTCTGCATGAGCTGCCAAGCGCCCTGGTGCCGTTTGAGGCCCATAACCTGGCTAACATGGCGTCATACCTTGGCGCGAGTGAGGCGGCCACGCAGGCGGCAGCTATTGCGCGCCAGGCAGTCAAGGAGCCAGGCGCGCGCGATGCGCTCTATGAGGCGGCCTATAACGAGTATGCAGGCCGTGGCGTGATAACGGGCGTTCACAGCGAGGCGGTGGCCGGTCAGATCAATGATGCCCTGGCGCGTATGCAAAAGAGCCCAATGGCTGACCCTGAGTACATGCGCCTGTATGAGGCCATCAAGGCCCGCAATGCGAACTTTAAAGAGGAGTCGGCAGCCTTACTGGAGGAGCACCGCCGCCTGCTAAGGGAGCATGACGGCAGTGAGGCAAGCAAAGCGCTTATTGCTAAGATCATTGAGCAGCGCCAGGCCCATGAGGACCGCTACCGCGCCGACCATGACGAGATGAAAGCGCAGTGGGACGCCTACGGCGCGACTCTGGAGGATTACAAGCGCCAGGCGCGTGACCAGGTAGCGTCGGAGGGTGAACACGTCCTGGACGCGATTAGAGCGGCCTCTCCGGTCACGCAGGCACAGGCCGAGAGCTGGGCAGCCAGCCAGGTGATTGAGAAGGCCGCCGCCGACGCCATGAGTCGGGCGGGGTACGCAAGGGAGGCGTTTCTTGCGGACATGGCGGACTATTACCGGCTCACTGGCGGCAAGGTTTCAGCGGTCACGTTTATATTTTCGGATGCCCGCGCCCATGCCGAGAATATAGAGTCGCTGGCAGGCGAGAAGCGCATTAACGTAGGCGCGCGCTTTGACCGCAAAACCCTGTTCCATGAGCTTTCTCACCTGATCGAATCCGACCCTATCGCAATGGCCGCTGCTAATGGCTTTCTAGTCAAGCGCCGCGAGAGCACGACCCGTTACACGATTAACTCCCTAATGAACACAGACCAGTTCAATGCGGACGAAATCGCGTACAAGGATAGTTTCCTGCATCCCTATATCGGCAAAATCTACCCTGGCGGACTTACCGAAGTCTTTTCGATGGGCATTGAGATGCTGGCCACGCCGACCGATGCCGCCAAGCTTGCAGCGCTAGACCCTGAAATGTTCGCGCTGGTATCGGGCTATCTCACCAGCGAGCTGACGCCCGTCATGCAGGCCAGGCGCGACTACCAGGAGGAGCATGTTAAGGCCCTGCGCGAAAAGGCCGCCGAAGAAGCCAGGGAGGCTGCAAGACTTGAAAAGCAGATTACCAAGGATATCAAGTACGTGGCCGCCGAGGTGACGCTTGATAAAACCGACTGGTGGGACGTTATGCAGGAGGACTACGGGAGCATCACTTACTACCTCAAGCGTACCGTGCTGGGCGAGAAGTCGCGCGCTACGTTTGTGGGTGAGAGCGGCGACTATAGGGTGTTTTCAGGATCGTTCCGCAACGAGGCTACCAAGCGAGCAAGCAAGGGCTATATGGTGCTGCATATGCCATTCAATAACGATTCTTCGCCAATGCGCGCAACGATTCACGATTCGCTTGATATGGTCAAGGTGCTAATCTGCTACTGCCGTAACATGGGCCTGACGCCCTATAATGCGTACCAAGCGCTCTTTGTAGGCGACGGTGTGCGCAATCCGCGTAAAAGCATTACGTCGCTGGCCAAATACCTGCGCCAAGAACGGGGAGAAAATGAATGACGAAGTACGATATTTTGACCCCCTACGGCGTCGCTTGCGCGCAGTGGGCCGAGGATGAAAGCGCGCCGGTCGAGTATTCGGGCAAGCAGTCTGCCATTGACTATTTTGCCGACTACCTGGACATGACCGTGCAAACGGGCCGGTTTGGGCGACTGCTATCGGCTGAAAATGTCCAGCCGGTAGACCTGCTGACCCTGATCGAAGCCGACCGCTACGGAATCTCCGTCATGCCGGATGCAGAGACTACAATTAGCATGACGAGCGAGCTGTACGACCGCACCTTGTCGGACCTGACCAAGACGGCGTAGCGCCGGAAAGCCTCGCCGAAAGGCAGTCTTTAACTAGGGGAGTATGAGCCACTGTTTAACGTGGCGATTACTCCCTATGTTTATCTTAGACGCGGCGATAACGCCGCTTGAGCGGGTGCGCATTAACGGCGCGCTTGCCGCCAAGACCAAGCAGCTCAATAGCGACTTGAAGCCACTGGAGCGCGTGCGCGTCTCTCGTGATGCGGTCGAGCTTATGGAGCGCCTGGGCATGAATGCGCCAGCGGCAGACGTCGAGGACGACGGCTTATCTGACGACCCTAGCGCCCCTAACTACCGCTATCGTGATACCGGCTATATCGCTGCCAGCCGCAAGGAGCTTGCGCAGGACCAAATTCGGGCCGCGCGCGACTCTGGTGCTCGCCTGCTGGCGACCGACCTGGACTGGTCTGCTATCGAGCAAAACCCGCGCCTGGCGACCGAGCTGATTGTAAAAAGCAACCTATTCGGGCAGGTCGATTGGGAGGCGCTTAAGACTGACGGCATGGACCCTGCTGCTGGGTTCCTGATTGACCGTATCTATGCCTCTATCGCGCCGCAGCCAAGCGCTGACACGCCGCGCGCCCGCAAGGACTACGCCACGGCCTTGCAGACGATCCGTGACCGCCTGGAGACCTGCCGCACGCCTGGCGAAGTTACCGACGTGCTGGAGGAGATCAAGGACGAGCTTTCGGGTGTGCAGCTCAATGCCGAGGAGTCGGACGACTATCGGGCGCTACAAGACCAGATAGGCGCGCTTTCGGCGAAGCTGCGCGCGCTCAAGGCTGATCGAGCGGTATTGGAAAACGCCCTAAGCACTGTGCGCGGCGACCTGTGGGAGTACCAGCGCCAGCAGGATTCGCGCATTCGTCGCAAGTGGAAGCCAGACCCCGAGCTGCAAGCCAATATCGACAAGCTGACGCCTGCTGTTGAAGCCGCTACAAACGCGCTGATCGATTGGGATAAAGCTAACCCTGAATACAAGGATGTTTACGAGACCAAGGCTGACGAGAATGGCCGGTCGATTCGCCTCTCTGGCGGAATCAATGGGCAGATACAGGACCTGTACCGGCAGCAGCGCGCCATTACCGAGGCGGCCAAGACCCGCAACATTCTTGAATCCGAGCTTACGCGCGGATGGCTGACCTTTGGCGAGCGCTTTTTCGGGCTGCTGCATTGGCGCAGTTACAAGGGCTCTGATGCGTTCGCCAGTCATGTGACCCGCGCCAAGAACGGGAAAATCACTGACTGGAGCTGGTCGGAAAAGGAGCGCACCGTCGTTAAGCGGGCCAAGCGCCAGGAGATCAATTTCCAGCTCAAGGTTGCCGAGCGTTACGAGCGTATCGGTGGCCGCCAGGTCAGTGTCGATTCAACCTTCGCGCTTAAGGACCTGCTCAACTTCCGCGACGTGCAGACCGGCAATTGGGTGCAGAAAGACCCCAATAGCGCCAAATTCCACACTGAGCAAACCGCAGCGGCCATGCTTGACCTGTCCGATATCCTGGGCATCGATGCCAAGGCTGTGGGCCTGGGCGGTCGCCTGGCAATGGCATTCGGCGCGCGCGGGCAGGGTAACGCAGGCTTTGGCGGCGCAGCGCGGGCGCACTATGAGTCGGTACACCGCGTTATCAACCTGACGAAGATGGGCGGCGGCGGAGCGCTGGGCCACGAGTATTTCCACGCCATCGACGACATGCTGGCGGAGCTGATGACCGGCCAGGCGGGACCGGCGCGCAACTATGCCAGCGCTAACCCGTCCGCTTTACCGCCAGGCGTGGTGCAGGATGCCATGATTCGGTTAAGCGGCGTCTTCCGCAGTGGTGATAAGCGCCTAACAGAAACGTTCAAGGTGACGGAAAAGGACCGCGCCCGCGCCAGGCACAACGTTGACGGGTATAGCCCAAACGGCCTGGCCCGCACGATCAAGAATGCAGGCAATGCAGAGGCCGCTATCAAGGGTATCCGTGACTACTTCATGGACCGCAACGACAAGCGCTCTATTGCCAACTGCAAAGCCTGGGTGACGCTGGCCGCTGCCTACTACGCGCCCGATGGCGAAGATTACGTGCAGGTCAAAACCGGACGCCCTGTATCGAGCTTTTATTATGAGGCCGTCCGCCTGGATGGCGGCTCAGAGGGTAAATACTGGTCAGAGCCTCACGAGTTGGCCGCGCGGGCCTTCCAGAGCTATCTGGAGGACAAGCTAGCCAAGGATGGCCGCAAAAACGACTACCTGAGCATCTACGCCGATAACAAGTACCACTACGATGCGCTGCTGGGCATCCAGTGGAACCCCTATCCCGAGGGCGAGGAGCGAACGCGCATCAATGAGGCGTTCGACGCCTTTTTCGACGCCATCCGTTCGGAGCAGGTATTCGAGAAGGCCAGCGCCAACCCTGCGCTACTGGATTCAATTTTCGGCGCAATGGAGCCCAACCAGGAGCTGGCCAACGTGCTGCGCAACCTGCGCGAATCGAGCCCTGGCGCAGACCGTACCCGCATGGCGCAGCGCGTCATGGAGCTAATCCCTATTTGCTTTTTTGACTCGCCCGAGGAGGAGGACGAGATTGTCGCTCGTGTCTCCGAGATACTGGAGGACATGGAATGACAGACCTATCTGTAATGCAGCGGATTCGTCTGTCTGCTGAGCTTGCCAAAGAGAAGGAGGCCCTTAGCGGGGCTTCCGCGCTGGCGCGTGTCGGGATCGCCCGCCGTATCACAATGCTGATACAGCAGCTGGGTGGCCAGGCTCCTAAGCCGGTTGAGCCTGAGCCGGAGCGGCTTAAAAACTTTGGCTGGGACGCCGTCAAGCTTTCGGACTACTCACTAGACCAGCTTAAGCAGCTGCGCGAGCAGGTTGAGCGCGAGCACCTAAACCCGCGAGACGAGAAAGGTCGCTACCTGGAAAATGGTCAGCCGACCATTAACCTCTACGACAAGAAAGGCCGTAAGAAGCTTGAGGCCCTGTCCTGGGCCGTCACGTACAAGCTGCAAGACAAGGCGCGCGCAGAAAAGGAGACGCCTGCACAGGTCTCCGAAGCCGAGCTGATCGACTTGAACTTGCTCAAACAATGGGGCGATACCTGGAAGTACAAGCACAGCATAGAGGCTAGCGGCTTCTTTACCGCCAACTCTAAGGCCGACGCGGTCGAGCGCGCAACGCAAGCCTACTGGAAGGCCAGGCCGGAGGATCGCCTGACGGCTGAGCAGCGATTCGAGAAGGCCAACCGCGACGAGCTTGCCGAGTCGCAAGCTCGCTGGAAGCATTTAAGCTTGCCTGAGCTTATCGCTATGCGTGACAAGCTAGGTGGAGATATAGAGTCACTGCAACGCGCTGCCCGCCGCGAGATGAGCGACGGCGGGCGTCGTACTGCGCCAGCCGTGGCCGCCGAAGGGGCAAGGCAGACTGCCGACACTAGAGCCAAGCTAAACCGCTATATCGAATGGCGGCAGAGCCAGGAACCTACAGCTGCGCCAGAGTACCCGCTATTCGCCCCGCGCCCGCTGTATCACGGCACTGGCCTGCCGTTTACGCAGTACGAAACAGGCCATCGCAAAGGCGGCAACTTCGACCACCAGGGTGCAGGCTTCTACCTGACGACCGACCAGCGTGGCTATGCCCGATTCTTTGCGGGCGCGTCTGCTGTCAAGATGCTTACCAAGATTGAGGAAGGCAGCGGCACGGAGGAGGAGCGAATTTTAGAGGATGGCGGTGTCGTCCTGGATGTGTCCCTGTCCGCAGCAGCGCGCGTGATCGACTTAACCGGCCCTGATGCACCGGCAGACTTGCTGGCGCTGGTGACAAACATCACTAACGGTAACGAACTGCGCCAGCGCGTAGTCGATGCCGGTTATGACGGTGTGGCGTTCGTTGAGCCCAACTCGCCAGAAGGCTGGATTTTGCAACCAGGCGCTATCACGGTTGTGCTCTATAACCCTGCCGTAGCAAACATTGGCGGCTATGAGGAGGCGGCCAAACTCAAGAAGCTGCCTTGGCCTGGCAGAGAGGAAAAGACCGACGAGCCCGCTCCAACGCCCGAGGTTGAGCCCGAGCCCGAGACCAGCACGCCTGCCTATGAGGTCATCGAGCACGTAACAGGGCGCGGCAAGACTCTGCGCGGCATTGTGCGCAAGGACCTGAGCTATGCCGAGGCCAAGGCTATCGATGAATACACGTTCAAGAAGGACGGCGGGTATTTCATTCGTGAAAAGCACTTGGAGTCGATGGGCGTTGCGCCTGCCGAGACTGCGCCCGCCGAGCCGGTAGACCCTGCCGAGGCCGAACGCAAGCGCCAGCAAGCCGAAGCCGACCGCCTGGCCAATGAGCAGGAGCGGGCCGAGCGCAAAAAGACCGAGCAAGTTGCCAAGCTGCGCCAGGTCGCCGCCAGCACGCTGGCCCGCGCTGAGAGTGAAATCAATGCCGACCGGCTAACCAATACGCACCGTCGAGCCAGCATGGCCGCTAGCATCATGGAGCGCGCCGAGAAAGACCGCGCCATTGCCCTGACCATTAACAACCTGGCAGACGCTATCGAGCAGGGCAAGGCCCCGCACCTGGCAGGCGTAGACAGTAAAGCGGCTGTTGAGGCCCTACAGGAGCGCTTGCGCTATGCCCGTGACGAGGCGCATCGGGACAAGACGCACGGCATGAGTTCCTATGAGGCTCACAAGGTAGAAAAGGAGCCGTACAACCTCGCTCACGTTGCTTACGCCAAGCTGCCAGAGCCGACGATGGAAGGGGGCGGCACCAGTCGCGCCAAGCTCTTGGAGCTGATTAAAGGCAAGCGCGGCGCGCCCAAGCTTGCGGAAAAGATCCGCTATGCACGGCTGATTGATTGGGAGACCTATAAGCAGCTGTGCGACATGGTCGGCAAGAAGGAGGCTGATGCCGAGCTTGGCTGGTACAAGGTCGAAACCCTGGCCAGGCTGAACCGGCTAAGCCGTATCGGCATTACAACCAACCAGGAGTTGCGCGCGGCCCTGGCTGAGTACCTGCAATTTGCGGAAGGCGCACGCGCTGAGGACCCGATAGCCAAGGCTGAGCGGGCCATTCTTGGGCAAAAGGTCGGTATCGACTTCTTCCCCACGCCCAAGGCCGAGGCCGAGCGTATGGCGCGCCTGGCGGGCATAAAGAAGGGTGATGACGTGCTAGAGCCGTCAGCCGGTAACGGCAACCTGGCTGACGCGGCCAAGGCGCTGGGCGCGAACGTGGACGTGATCGAGATATCCAGCCAGCTGCGCGACATTCTCACGGCCAAGGGCTACACCGTTGTCGATTATGACTTCGATAGCTTCACGCCTGAGAAGCAGTATGACGCCGTTATCATGAACCCACCGTTCTCCAACCGCCGCGATGCCGCGCACATCATGCGCGCGTTCGGCATGCTTAAGCCTGGCGGGCGGCTGGTGGCCATTGCGGGCGAAGGCGTGTTCATTGGCCAGGATGCCAAGGCCGTGCAGTTCCGTGAGTGGCTAGACCAGCACGGCGCAGACGTCGAGCAGCTGGGTGCCAATACGTTCATGGATAAAAAGCTGCTGGCCACGACCGGCGCGAATGCTCGCCTGATCGTGATTCACAAGTAAGGCAAGACCGCTTAAACCTCGTTTCGTGAGTAGTTGGGAAAGTGCCAAAAAGGGGGCTTGTCAAGCCCCCTTACAGTTAGCACCAGCTCCTAGAGGGCACCTTTTCATTACTCATGAGACGAGTTTTCCATGACTACACGCGCTAACTACGCAAACGAGTCGGCTGCCGATACCGAAGTAGCTTTCGACTCGCTTTATCACGAAACGAAGGGCGGCGTCGCACTGGACAGCGCAAATGGCGGCGGTGCAGTTGATTCGTTTATCAAGTCCAGCACTGAACGCATGCCTGCTTCCCTGAAAAGCACGATGGACTTCTTTGACAGCAAGCTGGACGGCAAAGCTGGCAAGCTGATCGTTGACAGCGTTCTGCAAGGCATGCGCGCTCACGAGAAGCGCCACGGCGTTCTGCCGACCGCTGACGTGATCGAGGCGGCTCTTGACCAGGTTAAAGCCTACGGCATGAGCGCAAAAGAGCTGTTGCTTGACGGCGTCGGCAGCACCGCTGCGCACGACCCGCAGTCTGCCATGCCTGAGAATATTCAGATTGGCCTGCTGACGGCTATCGCCGAGGCGTTTCCTGCCGCGACTTACCTGCCCACCGGCATCGGCTCCAACCAAGCTATCCTGGGCATCGTTTCGCACCTGTCCGCGTCCAACACTGGCGACTACACGCAAGGCGGCTCGCTGGACGGCATTAACATCGGCGGCACGTTCTTTAGCTCCGAGCGTCGCGCGGCTGTTGCGCTGGCAACCGACCGTCTGAGCGGTACAGCTGGCCTGTCACTGACCAAGGGCGGCGCGGCCAATGTCAAGCTGCTGCGTAACCGTACAATCGTTTATGTAAACGGCTTCCCTGTCGCTTACGAAAACTCCAACTCCAACGCCGCCACGGTCAATAGCCCCATTTCTGGCAACGTCATCCTGAAAGGCGAATCTTACGCCATCACAGGCGGCGTGAACCTGGGCACTGGCGCGGTTGTACTGAACTTCGCACCTGCATTGCCAGCCGGTACGAAAGTGACCGTGGAAGGTTTCATTAACTATGAAATCGATCCGTCGGTAACGCCCAAGGTTATGACGCAAGTCCAGACCTACAACCTGTACGCTGTACCGTGGCGCGGTCTGTTGACTCAGACAATTGACTCCAAGACGCAGTACCAGAATGAAATCGGGATGGACCTGCAAGGCGAAAGCTTGTTGGCGGCCCGTAACCAGGTCACTGTCGAGCGTCATCGCTCCATCCTGCGTAAGGCGCTGGAACTGGCGGCGGTCAACGTTGAAGACTTCGACTTTGACTACACCAACCAGATGTCGCAGAAGACCCGCGCGCAAATCTGGTCCGACCTGCCTGCCGTGCTGGGCATCGTTGACCAGAAGATGGCCGAGCTGACAATGGATCGCGGCGTTACGCACCTCTACGTCGGCAAGCTGGTCAAGGCGCAGTTTGAAAACCTGCCGTCCGACCTGTTCGCGCCGTCCGGCCTGACCGCTATTCCTGGCATCTACCGCCTGGGCAAGCTGTTTGGTCGCTTCGAGGTGTACTACACGCCTTGGGAACTGGTGGAAGACGAGGCCGCTGGCACGTCGCAGATTCTCTGCTTGGGCCGCTCCAACTCTCCGGCGCGTAACAGTTTCGTGATGGGTGACGCGGTTCCTGTGACTGTGCTGCCGACTTCGTTCGGTCAGGACATGAATTACGGCCAGGCGCTCTACGCCCGTAACTTCACCAGCGTCAACCCGCACCAGGCATCGGCGTGCGGCGCGGCTCTCATCAACGTTACCGGCCTGTTCAAGGCGGCGTAAGGAGTAGGGTATGACGACGCGGAAAGCTAAGGCTGCCGCGTCTGCTCCTACTGAGCAGACAGCGGAAGAAACCACCACTGTCGCCGCTCCCGAGCAAGCAAACCCGACTCAAGCCGATGCAGGAACCCCTGTACCGGCCCCTGAGTCGGGCGCGCCTGCTTCTGAGGATGGCGATTCCCCCGAGCCAGGCGAGACGCCCGAGACGCCAGCAGCTGGCGAGCAAGGCGACTCGTCTGGTAATGACCAGGACGACGAACCCGCCGCGCTGACGGCAATTCTGGCCAACCACACGCCTATGACCAAAGTCCTGCGCCCGCTGGGCTTTACGCTTGAGCCAGGCGAGGAACGCCTAGTCGTCTTTCGCGATGCCGAGCACCGCGCCGCGTGTGAAGGCCACATTAGCGAGCTGCGCGGCTTGTTCCGTTGGGACGAAGGCGAAGGGCTGCATTGGATGGCTGCGCAATGAGCAAAGTAACGGCCATCGAGCTTGGCAAAAACATGGATGCCCTGGCGCTGGCGCGCAGCTTGTCTGAGGGCTGCGAGTTCCCGCTAGACGTCTGCATCACGCATGAGCTGCCGCACGCATTGGTACTGGCGCAGGCCATTCCAACGCTGGAAATCAAGCCTGGCGCAAGCGCAGTTCACACCTGCCAGAACTTCGACCAGCTGCATCACGTAGTTTTCGGAATAGTCGCCGTGGGTGACGTTTTGGGGCGCGAGAAAATAGGCAGTGTTACGACGAAGTTGCCCAAGGGGGCTGTTAAATGACTGCTATCGCATTCTCTCGCGATAAGATCACGTATCGGTCGGGTGTCCAGCTGCTTAGCCTGGTGGGCGCCACGAATCGCGGTGTCTTATCGAATACCGACCAGATTTTCGCGACGGTCGGTCGCTTCGAGCGCGGCGCGATTGATCGCGCATTTCTGATTGACGAATCCGTGCGTGCGCGCATGATTGGTCAGCCTCAATCCATCCTGGCCAGTGCGCTGAACGAAGCGCATGTGCAACTGTATGAAGCCCTTGATGCTGGCGCATATCAGGCTGTGGTTTCTCGTCTGGTTCCTGCTGCTGCCAAGCTGAGCTTGATGGTTGCGACCGTTCCGGCTACTGCTGACGCACCTGTCTGGTCGGTGGCTGACACGCTGCCTGCTACGGCGCTGATTAGCGTCAAGCACCTGGAGTGCTTTAACGATGGCGTCAAGATCGGCATTCATGCCGTTGAAAAGACCGACGACAATGGCGCAGCCGTGGCCAGCTCCGAGATTAAGCTCAAGCTGATTGACGTTGCCAGCGGTAACGACTTGTTCGACGAGTTCCAAGGCTCGTTGATCGTGACCGACAAAGACGAAAGCGGCATGTCCTACTACCTGCCGTCCATTGTCTCCGGTCTGACCGAGTTCGTCGAAGTCGGCGTTGCCAAGACCTCTGTAGACCCTGCTGCGCCGTTCTACGGTCTGGACAGCGACGGCGTCGAGAAGTGGAGCTATGCCACGCTGAACTACTTTAGCGAGGGCGGCACTACCTACGCCAATGCGGACTATGACACAGCCATTCAGCGGCTGTGGGATACCGATATCGGCTATGGCTATCTGCATGTCGGCGGTTCGCGCAATACCGCACTTATCTCGAAGATGGCGAACTTTGCCTACAAGGTAAACAAGCCGTTCCCCTTCGACGTGCCTGGCGACTTGTCTGTCGAAGGCGTGGTTGCGTTCATGAAGTCGTTGAATCTGACGACGCATTATCCGGTTGCCTACTGGATGCCGGTTGTCTCGGATGACCCGATTAACGGCGGTAAGGCATACATCGGCGCGTCTGGCCTACAGATCGGCATGCGCTGCGCCCGTAACGCTCAGACCGACGCCAACAACGTCGCGCCAAAGCACTATCCGGTTGCAGGCAAGGCATATCCGATTGGCCGAACTGGTATGCGCCAAACCGTCAAGCTGACCGACCCGCAGCTGGATGCCCTGGCGAAAGTCGGCGTGAACCCTGTGTGCTACGAGGTTTACAACGACGGCGGCCTGTACGTCTTCCGTGACTCGCTGACCGTAGCTGCTGCGCTGACTACTGGCGATAAAAAGCTGGCTAGCACCGCAGAGATGTCTGCTGACGTGGATACGGCTATTACAAGCTTTGGTAAGGAGTGCTTGCAGAAGCCGATGAGTGTCGCGCTCAGAGACATGAAAACGTACATCGAGACGCTTTTCCCGACCCTTCAAGCGGCTGAGTGGTTTGTTCCCTCTGACGCCCTGAAAGGCTCTGCGTGGACCGCAACGATTGTGCCGAACGCCCGCTATCCCAAAGAGAAAATGGATGTTCGCTACCAAATTTCCTACAACGGCGTGGCGCGAATCATCACGGTCGGCCAGACGTTGAGCAAGTAAGGAGTAGAAAATGTATATGCAGTATGTACGTGATGCGGCGCGCGCGCGCCGCCTGGCTGAACTGGAGGCCGCCAAGGCCGCTACGCAGGCACTTGACTCCGCCAGCACTACCGCTGACGAAGGCAAAGACGGCAAGGACGAAGGCGAAGGCGAAGGCGAAGGCGAAGGCAATAAGGCCCTGGACGGCGTCACTATGCTGGACGGCGTTACCGTGTTTGACGGCGTGCTAGATGACGTGTCTGCCATTGACGCCGCTGCCATTGTGTACCAGTGGGCCGAGACTGACGACCTGGAGCAGGGCGAAGGCTATGCCGACCGCCTGCTTTCGCTGTGCGTTGGCGCGCTGCCCTATGACGTTGAGGACGACTTGACCGACGAGCAATCCGAGGAGCTGGCCGATATCGTCGATGACGTGGCTACCGTGCTGGAAAGCATGGGTGTTGCAGATGACGACCTAGTGTCCCTGCTGGACGATTGGGATAACGACGCGGGCGAGCGCGTGCAAGAGTTTGTGGCGGCGGCTATCGAAGACGGCAGCGACCCTGCCAGCTTTGTGATGGGTGACGGCTCCGACGAAGCTGCGCTTGATGCGGTCTACAAGAAGCGCGTTGCTATCCGCAATGGCAAGAAGGTGAAGATCAATAAGCGCGTATCGGGCAAGGTGATCCTGTCTGCTGGCCAGAAAGTGGCCGTGCGTAAGATGCTTATGAAGTCGCGCACCAGCATTGCCAAGCTCAAGCGTGCCAAGAGCATGCGTATTCGTCGCAAGATGGGGCTGTAAGCCATGAGCGTCTTTGATTCGATCAAGGGCGCTGCAACCACTGTGACAAGTGCAACGGGTTCCGCCATAAACGGAGCCCGTTCTACTTTGGGCGATGCAGGCAAGTCACTTGCGGGCTTTGCCTCGGACGTGGGCGTGCCGTCGTCTTTAATCAGTGGTGCGCAGCAAGTCGCCTCCGACGTTACCGATAGCCTGGGCTCTGAAATTATCGGCGCGGTAACGCAGTCGGGACCGTTGGGCGGGCTCCTGGGCGGGCTTTTCGGCAGCCTGGTCAATGGCCAGTCGGCAAAGGTCACATGGGGCAACTTAAACCCCAAGCTGATTGCGCAGTTATTTGCGTGCGACAAGAAACGCATACAGGTTCCGACCGAGCCGAGCTATGTGCTTGGCCCCATCTCCGAAGCCACGCTTGAGCTGACTCAAAACTGGCAGTCGCCGTTCGAGGGCGCAGGCCCTGAAAGCAAAGCGCCCATGCTGGCGGCAATGCTCCAGTCTGGCCAGTTCGGTACGGTGCTTAATGCTATCTCTGACGTTCTGCCATCTGAAATTACGGGCGGGAGCGTATCGGAGCAAGCGCAGCAGACCTTGAACGAGCTGGAAAACCGCACCGGCATTACGCGGCTTAACTCGCGCCAGGTGTTTACCGGCATGCTGCCTATGCGCATCAATATGACGCTCCACCTGCGCGCCGTGCGCGACTCGGAAAAGGAGCTGATGACGCAGTACAAACGCCTATTAAGCTGGACATTGCCGCAGCAGCTCTATGCCGACGGCGTGCTGGCTGGCGTGATCCGCCAGGCAGGCGAAGCGCGCACGCTGGACGATGCTGCAAAGCTTATTACCGCACTGTTTCCGTCGATTGCGCCGCTGATGGTGGCCATGAACTACGGAGGCCAGGCGTTTCCGCCAATGGTGATAGAGACCGTCGGGCATCCGCTTGATGCGCCTCGTGATGCAACGGGCCGTTACGTGTATCTGCCGGTTCAAGTCCAGCTTGCCACGCTGACCGCGCTAGACCGGACTGATATCGCAAAAATGTTTACCTAATGAGGTAGTAGTAGCATGACTGTTAGTAACGAAGCGTACCTTAACCAGGTACTGCAAGCTCAGTTGGCGCTTGGCGACAAGATTGTCAACTCCGACACGCACATGGTTATCGATGGATTCGAAGACCGAACGCTGCTGTTTAAGCAGTTCCCGATGCCGATTCTGTCGTCTGAGGGCTCTATCGAAGTGGCTTCGCCTATGGGCATCAAGGTGGGCCAGGCACAGCAAATGAATATCTTTATTCAGGGGCCTGTGCAGATGATCGAAACCAAGCTTAACCACATTCGTGACATGGTGCGCCAGATCAACGAAGGCGGTGGCTATTTCAATTGCCGTGTGTACGAAGGCACTATCGAGAACCCGACGAAAACGGCGCGCATGATTAAGTGCTGGTTCCAGATCGAGCCGATGGACCGCGATACCGAAAACCGTGCGGCGCTGGGTATCTGGACGGGCACGATGTTCGGCCACTACGTCGGCCAGGCGTAAGCCATGAAATGCTCAGAGCTGGTAGCAGCGTACCTGGCGGAACTACCGCTAGGCGTGATCCTGACCGATGAGCAGATAACGCGCAGCCTCAAGCAGGCTGTGCGTTTTTATTGCGGCTATGCAACGCTTAAAAGCGCCCCAAGTGAGTTCGAGCGCATGCAGCAGCAAGCCGCTGCCGATGGCTTGCCGATACCGCAATTTCCTGCCTATGGCCAGGGTGTTCATTCTCCAGTAGACGCCACTAACGGTTTTGAAGGTGCGCAGGATTTTGACCTGAGCGCATCGGAGCTGGCGCTTATCAAGCCCTTGTTTGACTTGTACGTCGAGCTTGAGAACGCCAAGGGGATCGAGGCCAGCCGCGCCAACGGGATCGAGGGCTTTGGGCGTAGTGCGGACGCCGTCCAAGCGGACATAAACGCGCGCCATGAGGCAATGCCAACCATGTCGTTCTACATGGGTGTCATGACGATATGAGCGTGTTTTCAAACATAGCCAACCGCATCGGCAATGATGCGCTTAGCTCGCTAGGCCGTCTCTCGCCGGTTTTGAAAGTCGGCACCGACCTGCTCAATCAGAAGCGCACCAGCAGCGTCAAAGAGGGCAAGCGCGCCTTGTTTGGCGGCCTGTCTGAGTCGAACTGGCGCAGCGCTATCGAAGACGCCATGTCGATCGATCGCGCACGCGGCAACCTGTTTGTCTTTAGCGCGCAGGCACTTGAAACCGGCACCGCACCCAACATGAACATGCTGGTGATTGACTACAGCTACTCTGCGCTAACGGTGCGCGGCGAGTCGGTCAACGTCGGAGCGGGCACTTTTGACAAGGTTGAGGGCGTCGAGGCTGTACAGTTGTCAGTGACCACATATGACGACTTAGGCGGCAGCGTGAAGACCTGGTTTAAGGACCTCAAGCGACGCATTGCGCCTGGTGATGGAACGGTAGGTCTGCCGGTTGACTACCTGGTGCGTATCACGATCACGCAGGGCGTGCCGAGCACCAAGGCGGAGAACGCCAGCAAGGCATTTAGCGAGACGTACATCATGCGGCCTGCCTCCATTGAGTACGAAGGCTCACGCCGAGAGGATGGCTTGCAGGAGCTGCGCCTGTCATTCGTCCAGTTCGATACCTTTTCCAGCCTTATTTGACATCCTCCCCGCCCTAAAGGACGGGGATTCCCACAGATGGACGCTCATGCCCGAGCGCGAGAATGTTTCTGGCCGCATTGATATCGCGGTCGTGAGCGACACCGCACTCACAGCAGGTCCATTCTCTTATACGCAACCCATTGACGCCTTTTGGCCCTGTTAAGGAGCCGCAAGCCGAACAGGTGCGGGTGGTGTACGCCTCGTTTACTTCCTTGAAAACAATGCCTGCGTGATCGCATTTATATTCCAGCATTGTTTTCAGCGTGGACCAGCCAGCATCCAGCACTGACTTGGCCATTTTGGTTTTAACGAGTTTTGAAGGGCTTACATTGCCCACGATTATCGTGCCGTAGCCGTTCACCAGCTGGCGGCTAAACTTGTGTAGAGCATCTTTGCGCCGGTTGGCGATCTTGGCATGAATCGCACGTGTTCTGGCCTTGTTTCGGCTGCGCTGGGCAATGGCTAACTTAGGCTCCAGATCACGATAGAACCTGCCATTTTCCAGCGTTCTGCCGTCACTGCATGTCGCCAAGTCTTTCAGGCCGAGGTCAATACCCACCGCGCCCTGGCCCATTGATGCCGATTCCTCAACATCAACCACAACATTGAAGTACCAGCGCCCGCGCGCATCTTCACTAAAGCTGCCTGAGCGGAATTTATGACCTGCTAGGCCGTAGCTATCCCATACTTTGAAATAGTGGCCGTTATGGTAGACCTGCCCATTTTTCCAGCTTGCAGCGCCGGTATTTACAGGAATCCAGCCAAGCGAGCGCCGGACGCCAGCCGACTTGCGCCAGTTGAGACGGACCTTTTTAAACTGCTTTCGGCGAGTAACATACTCCTTACTGACGCACTGTACGGTCTGGCTATGTAGCCCTAGTTCTTTGGCGCATCCGTTCGTGTACTTCTGCAAGTCATACGCCGACAAGAACCCTCCGCGCTCACGAATGGAGCGCTGACTAAGTTCGTTTAGGTAGTTCCA